GCGGAAATTACGCAAAGATAGGTTCAAGCGGAAATTACGCACAGATAGGTTCAAGCGGAGATTGCGCACAGATAGGTTCAAGTGGAGATTGCGCAAAGATAGGTTCAAGTGGAGATTCCGCACAGATAGGTTCAAGCGGAGATTCCGCACAGATAGGTTCAAGCGGAAATTACGCAAAGATAGGTTCAAGTGGAGATTCCGCACAGATAGGTTCAAGCGGAGATTCCGCACAGATAGGTTCAAGCGGAGATTGCGCAAAGATAGGTTCAAGCGGAAATTACGCAAAGATAGGTTCAAGCGGAAATTACGCACAGATAGGTTCAAGTGGAGATTGCGCAAAGATAGGTTCAAGTGGAGATTCCGCACAGATAGGTTCAAGCGGAGATTCCGCACAGATAGGTTCAAGCGGAAATTACGCAAAGATAGGTTCAAGTGGAGATTCCGCACAGATAGGTTCAAGCGGAGATTGCGCACAGATAGGTTCAAGTGGAGATTCCGCACAGATAGGTTCAAGCGGAAATTACGCAAAGATAACATCCAAGGGTAAACATTCAGTTGTTATGGCAGCAGGGTATCAGTCGCAGGCAAAAGCTAAAAAAGGTAGCTGGATAACACTTGCTGAATGGGTAAGAACGGATGATGAAGATAAAAAAGGCTTCTGCATTTGGATTCCTAAATGCGTTAAGACCGAATACGTTGACGGAGAGCGTATCAAGGAAGATACATTCTATAAACTGGTAGATGGCGAATTTAAAGAAGTGGAGGAAAACTAATTATGGCAGAAACAACAGCAGTGGCAGAAAAGAAAGCATTTACAACATCATTAAGTGAATGGAGTAATGCTATGACAGGTCTTATTATTGACGATTATAAGGCTTGCGGAATGGATATGGACGATTACGCTAAAGAGTGTGCTATGGAAGCCATGACAAGCATTTTTAACCTTGTTAAGAGCAATCCTAAGGTTAATATGTGTAGCCTTGATACAAGCAATTTGAGAGGCATTGTTAAGCGTTGCGCAAGCCTTAAACTTAACGCAAGCGCATATCCGAGAGAATGTTATTTTCAGTTGAGGAATGTGAACATCGGAAAAGATGCCGACGGAAAAGAAATTTGGCAGCAGCAGGTCGAAATGGGCATTGAGGGAAGCGGTTACGACTCTTTGCTTGCCAACTATGGAAAAGATGTTAAACAGGTATATCCATATTGGGTAATTAAAGAGGGCGACAAGTACATACCGCCTAAGCATAAAGGACTTACAGTTACGGAGCCAGAGTGGGAAGAAAACGGATTATCTGACAAGGCGGTAAGGGTTGTATATCCTGTTAAGTTGTTAGATGGAACAGTAACATATCTTTCTGCTGATAGAGACAGCGTTAAGGTAAACCTCTTATCTCACGTAAAGCAGAATATGTTGAATGCTACATTTGGAATTATTACAGGTACTAAAAAACAGTATGGGAAAGAAGTTGCAAGAACTAGATATGATGCAACGCCGGAAGAAAAGGCAAAAATTAAAGAGAAAAAGGAAGAAGTTCTCAATTCCTTAAGAGCGTGCAAGACAGTAGATGAAATGCTTGAATGTGAGCTTGCTAGACCGTTCATCAGCGATGCTTGGCTTGACACGCCAGAGAGCATGATTCAAAGAAAAATGTGCAACAACGCTACAAGAAAATACCCTAAGAACTATGACCCTATGGCAAGACAGGCACAGATTGAAATGGATGAGGTATATCAAGTTGCACAGGCTGAAATTGCTGAAAATGCTAATACTGTTGAATTTATAGAAGATAAGGCAGATGCAGTTGACACCACGGCAACAGAAGCAACCGAAGAACAGACAGAAGGCAGCACATTGCCACCATTTATGCAGGAGTAGCCTATGAATAATCCATGTAGAAAATGTGAGTTTTGCTTTGCCTATAAAAATCGACACTATCCTTCATATAACGAGGCTTGTAGATTATGCGATAAGCGTAAGAAGTATGAGGAATACAAGTTAAGCAAGCGAATGTTTGTGGCAGGAGATGTAATTACTACTCTTGGCGAATTATTAGAGCAGGAATGGGTTGTATGGCAAGGAATGACAAAGCATATAGAAGTTATAAAACATCTTCAGTTTAAATGCGTTATAGGATTGATTGAGGGCGGATATTTGAGAAAAGCTGTCAGAAAGGAGTTCTATGAGAATAATTAGTCAAGATGGAACAATAGATGTTCCTTATGAAATGGTAGCTATTCAGAGATTCAGAAATGCTATTTATTTTTTGAACCGTAATTTAACAGGAGTAGAAAAACTGATTAATGACATTACGTTGGCTGAATATTCCACCGAAGCAAAGGCAATTAAGGCTATGGAAATGCTTAGAGAAGCATATGCTGGAAAGCAAATATTAAATATAGATGAACTTCCTAGCTTAACACCACGGGGTTTCAGAGGAAAATTAGAAACTGGCGATATTTTGCTTTGCAATAAACCAAGCGTAGATGTCAGTTTTTCAAACAATTACTGTTTCCATTTCCCGAAAGATGATGAGGTGGAAGTATGACGGATTTAGTTAAATGGAAAGTCGAGGGCATTAAGGATGCGGCTTCAAGAAGCTATTAAGCAAAATCCGTACTGCGAAGACAAAGGAAGCATAGGTGCTTACATAAGGTATCTTAGATACAATGTTGATAATTGGTACTGCAAACAATCTGCTGAACTAAGACCTATTGTCGTGGAAATAATAAAAAAACAAGGAGGAACTGAATGATGCAGCTCAAATGCTTGGCAAGTGGTAGTAGTGGCAACTGCTATCTGTTGCAGGCAGATAACAGAGAAACACTTATCCTTGATTGCGGAATACCGATTAAGGAGATTAAGAAAGGTTTAGATTGGAACATTAAAGGTATTGTGGGTGTGTTATGCACCCATAAACACCTTGACCACAGCAAGTCGGTAAAAGATTTTGAAACTATGGGAATACGAATATCCACCCCACATATACAATACGCAAAGCATGAGGGCATGCATCGTTATCATACGATACCATTTGGCAGTTTTAAAGCTAAGGCGTTTGACCTAACAACAGTAGATGGCAGATGGACACATACAGACGCAAATGGCGAACCTTGCCCGATATATGGCTTTCTGATAACCCACAAGGAAATGGGGAGAATGCTTTACATAACGGATTGTGAAGTTATTAAGTGGAAATTTAAGGACATAAACCACATTCTCTTAGGTGTGAACTATGACAAGGGTTTAGTTGACACCGACAATCCGAAGGCTGATCACGTTTTCAGAGGTCATTTATCCATTGACACAGCTTGCGATTTTGTTAAGGCTAACGATTCAGACAGCCTACAGAATGTCATAATGTGCCATTTATCAAGTGAAAATGCTGATAAGGATAGTTTTATTGCCAAGATGAAAAATGCCGTAAATGGGGCGAATGTGGACGTTGCGGAACAGGGCAAGAGTTGGATTTTGCAAAATCCAAACAGTTGTCCGTTTTAGAAAGGAGATTATATGAGTTGTAGTAGCTTATATGGAATTAAAGCTGATTATACAGGTGAAATACTTTGTGAGTATAAAAATTCTTGGTGGTTTAGTCCTATTGTATGGAGTGTACTTTCGGACAAGACACTCCCTAAAGTTATGGGATATATTCAAAGTGTTATTGGAATACACGGTGCAGATGTTTGGAAGAAAATAAATACAAAAATGAACAATTCCACAAATACATCAGACCGAATTTGCTGGGAATTAAGCAATCAGCAGATTTTCTTTACAAAAGACAAAGATTGTATTGCTTACAATATCCGCAAATTTATTGAACAGAATAAGGGCTATGATAAATCTGATGAGGATAATTTATCAGTGTTAGAAAGAGAACATATTATTGAAAGGTTTAACGAAATTGCAGATGACATATCCGCTTTAGACGAGAAAGAATATCCTTATTTTGTTTTTAAGAATACTTCTGTTGATGATAGTGTGGAATCTTGGTTCAGTGTTTATGATGAAGAAACAGATGATTATGTTGATAAATCAATAAAAGATTGGGATAAGTTCTTAGCTGAATTTGTAATCATTGAGAATGAACAAATCAAGAATTTTATTTCAAATAGAGATTTTCAATATTAAATTTCGAGGTGCGGCGAACAATTAAGAAAATTATTGCCCTGTGTGGCAGAAAGGAGTAGGAATGGAGAGATTAACAGAAGTTACAATCGAAGACGGAGTGAAACTTTACGACATATCTAGTGAGTTATGTTTATCAAAGACAACTCACGGAGAAAAGATAGCTACAATTTTGAAAAAACTTGCTGGCTATGAGGACTTAGAAGAACAGGGCAGACTTATAAAGTTGCCTTGCAAGGTGGGAGATACAGTATATGTAGATAACACAATACTCCCAATAGAGGATATGGAGTGTTACGAGGACATTGATAATAAGATTCCATTATATTTTCCGGCACGAGTTGTTTCATTCCGCTTTGCAAAAAGAAACTGGATGAAGATTGCTGTTAAGGCAAAATGGTTACATGAATGGATTGACGATGAGACCGGACCAGAAAGCGATTACATAGAGTGTGAGAAAAATTTTACAATCTTATTGTCAATGATTGGCAAAACAGTATTTCTCACAAAATCCGAAGCAGAAGCAAAACTGAAAGAATTGAGAGGTAACGATGAATAAGAGAAAATCAATATCTAAAAGTATAAGAACATCTGTATATCTCATGTATAACGGACATTGTGCTTATTGTGGCACAGAAATAGATTACAAAGATATGCAGGTAGACCATGCAACACCACTCAGGATAGGTGGAGCAGACGACATTTCAAATTACATGCCAGCTTGTAGGAGCTGCAATCACTATAAAGCCACTTTAGATGTCGAGGGATTTAGAAAGTATCTTTCAGAAATATATAAAAGGCTTATGCGTGACAGCATACCTTATCAAGTGGCGGAGCGGTTTGGAATCGTGAAACATGTGTCGAACGATGTGAAATTCTATTTTGAAGAATTGAGAGGTGGAGAAAATGAAAGTAGTAATTGACATACCTAACGATTTCACAGGAGACTATATTGTTGACAAATTTAAAGATTTCTTTTCAAGGGTTATTGCGGATATTGATTGCAAAGGTATGTGTGGCAGATACGAGAAGGAAATTGTTAAAATGTTTTTAAAGGCATTTGATGATAGTGAAGAAAAGGTTTCTTGTAACTGCAAGCATAACAGCAATCCAAGAGATAATGAGCCTTGTTGCAGATGCGATAACAGAATGACTAACGCTGGCAGAATAAGGAATATGTCAGATGAAGAGTTAGCGGAATTTCTTGTCGGATTTAAAAACACATTCGGTGAAGAATACGAGGGAGAAGCTAGTTGTATGGAGTGGCTTCAATCAGAAGCAGAATAGGAGGGCGAACAATGAGATTGATAGACGCAGACAAATTATTAAAACTGATAAAAGACCAGAAAGAAAGAGAGATAGGAGCATACGCAAAAGGCATAAATGCTGGTCTGAATATTGTAAAGGGTATTATCAATGATGAAACACAAACTCCAACCGCTTATGATGTAGATGAGGTTGTGGAACAATTAAAAACGGACTCTTTAGTAAAACTATATGGAAGCGGTAACAGTGATAATTATCTCATTCCTGTTAAAAGAGCAATCGAAATAGTAAAGGCAGGTGGAATAGATGGCTAAGATATTAAATAAATGCCCTATTTGTGGTGCAAGATTAGAATACTCGGATTTAATGCAGTTTTCTAAAGATTATCAGATTAAATTAAATGGTAGATTGTCTAAAAATTCTAAAAAGAGCGATGTATCTCCTATGGAATGTGGATTTATAAGTTGTACCTCTTGCGATTTCCATACTAACTGTGATTTAGAGTGCGAAGAAAACCACGATATAAAAATATACCAGGAGAATGGAGTGTATATGTATGAAGATTAACGATAGATATTTGTTTAAGGCAAAGAGAGTTGATAACGGAGAATGGGTTACAGGCTCTTTAATTACTTGCGAAGATGGAACATGCAAGATTGCGACAAGTTTGTTAGAGGGCAAAGCCGATGAACCAATACTTGTATGTGCTTATGATGTTGACCGAGATACAATCTGCCAGTGCACAGGCTCAAAAGATAAGAATGGCAAGCTGATTTGGGAGAATGATATTGCTAGTTATTCCGATTTAATCACAAGTGATAAAAAACAATTTGCATTGAATGGAACAAAATACAAGCGTCATTTGTTAGAAAATATAGAAGTCCTATGGGTTTGCAATATCTTTATCTTGACGAATATATAGCAAGTAGAATGGAAGTTATCGGCAACATATTTGACAATCCAGAGTTATTAGAAAGTGAGGAATAGTAATGAATTATATTTTATCAATTTTATTATTTGTACTTATTGAGCTAGTTATCTCTTTGGTAGAAAGCTTTGTTATATCATGGATAGCTTGTATATTAGGTATTAACATAGCATTTAAGATAATTTTATTTGTGGTATTTATTATAAATTTGTTTTTGCCTGCAAAAGGAAAGTAAGGAGGAAAAGTAATGAATCGTGTAATTTTATGTGGAAGATTGACAAGAGAACCAGAGGTTAGATATTCGCAGACAGCAAACGGAAGTATGGCAGTTGCAAGATATACATTAGCTGTTGACAGAGCTTTTAAGAAAGAGGGCGAACAGGCAGCAGACTTTATTAATTGTATTGCATTTGGCAAGAATGGAGAGTTTGCAGAGAAGTATCTTCATCAAGGCACTAAGATTATCGTTGAGGGCAGATGGCAGACAGGCAACTATACTAACAAGGACGGGCAGAAAGTTTACACTAATGATTGTGTTGTTGAAAGACACGAGTTCTGCGAAAGCCGTACTAATCAGCAGAGTGGTAACAATGGAATTATGGGCGGTAACAGTAGTAATGACAGCTTTATGTCAATCCCAGATGGTGTAGCAGACGAGGGATTACCATTTAATTAAGAGGTGTGAGTATGACAGAGAATGAAGCAATTAAAGAGTTTCAGCAGAATATTGATATGCCATTTGGAAGTAACATATCAAGAGAAGCGTCTGAACTTGCAATACAGGCACTTGAAACAATCAAGAAGCTATCTGACCGCAAAATGACAACAGAAGTCCTTGAAAACTATATGCAGTTTGAAGATGAATGTGTAAAGAAAGGTTTTACATTTAAGAGTGTGATTGAAGCTAGAGAAAAGCAGATAGCTAAGAAACCGACATATGAGGGTGATGGATATGATTACTGCCCGAGCTGTGGTCAAAAATTAGATTTAGACAGGGATGAACAACCAACAGCTTTTAGTATGGGAGCTAAACTTATTGATAATTTTGTGAATCCGTTTGAAATAAAGGCAGGTGGAAATTCTTGAATTATCAGAACATAGCGAGAGCCAAGGCAATAGAACAGGAAAATAAAAAGCGACTATTGAAGCTGAATCCAAAGTTGAATGACAGGAGTGGGATATACTTCCTACTCCGAGAAGATGAAAACGACTTTAAGTTTGCTTATGTCGGACAGGCGATACATACACTTAGTAGATTGGCAAGCCACCTTGTAGGCTATGAACAGCACATAGACCTTAGCCTACGAAAACATAAGCTATATTCAGAGGATAATCCGTATGGTTGGCGAGTTGAATTTCTGAATTTCCCCGAAAGTCAGCTTGACGAGAAAGAGAAGTACTACATCAAACTGTATGCTGACAATGGTTATCAGCTTAGAAATGTTAGCATTGGCGGTCAAGGAGAAAATCGTGCTAGTGGTTCAATAGGCGAGAGAAAAGCACCTAAAGGCTATTTGCAAGGCATACAGCAAGGCAGAAAGAATCTTGCAAGGGAATTATCCAATATTGCAGAAAAGCACCTTAAAATCGAATTGAGAGAAGATAAGGCTAACAACAAGGTGTCGCAGAAGCAGTATGAGAAGTTTATGGATTTATTGAAAGTGGGTGATACAGAATGAGAATTTTGAGCAGTAAAGATTATTCTTGGCTTATGGGTCGAATAGAAACTCTTTCCAATGAAAATGAAAGATTACAGATGAAAGTTGATGAAATAACAAAAGAACAGCCTAACGATTGTAAAAGTAATGAGGGAAGTCACTTTTGTAACATTTGCGAGTTTGGCTATTTGAGAGTAAGAAATTCAATTGGAACAGATATTTATGCTTGCAGTAAAACAGTGCCTTGTGAGGATTTTGAGAGAAAGGAAGTTGGAGAATGAAGATTGATGAAAACACAATAAATCACAACGCCGTAAGGTTGATTGACGACATAGTAACTGACTTTGTGGACAATAATGTTATCGAATGTGATGGCGGCTACAAAACAATCACTATAGGCTATATCAAGGGTATCTGTGATATAGCTAATGCAATGAAAGAAGTTTTGAAAAACTAAGAAAAATCTAAGAAAGGAATAGGTTGTGCGCACATAAAACCGAGGTTTCCTTTTGGTAAGAGCAAATGTTGGATTTTGGATATTACAACATGGATTGTATGCAAGGAATGAAAGAATTTCCCGACAAATATTTTGACCTTGCGATTGTAGACCCTGCATACGGAAGAAAAGAGCATGGCGGTAAAAACAGAAGCGGATATGTTAGGCAGAAAAACGGAGGTAAAATTTTTGTAAAAGATGGACAGTACGAAAATCGAAAATGGGATAACAGACCACCTTCAGAAGAATACTTCAATGAACTTATGAGAGTTTCAAAGAATCAAATTATTTTTGGTTGCAATTATTTTGATTACCCACTAATAGGCGGTCGCATTATTTGGGATAAGTGTAATGATGGTAGCGACCAGTCAGATGCGGAAATAGCATACTGCAGTTTGAATAGCAGGGTTGGTATTTTCCGCTATATGTGGCGAGGCATGTTTCAGGGGAAATCTATTACTGAAGGAACCGTTCAGCAGGGCAACAAGAAACTAAACGAAAAACGCATACATCCCACGCAAAAACCGGTGGCATTATACGAATGGCTGTTAAACAGATACGCAAAGCCGAATGACATTATACTTGATACTCATGTAGGCAGTGCGAGTAGCTTGATAGCTTGCTATAACACAAATCATAAATTTGTCGGGTTTGAGCTTGACGAATACTATTACAAGGTATCAAAACAGAGGCTAGATACCGAAATGGCACAAATGAGATTAAGTGATTTTATAGGAGATACAGTATGAAAGACGAAACAAAGCAAGAAATACAAATAATCCTTGACTTGCTAAAAGGTAGTCTTGTAAGGAATGGTGTGAGTATGGCAACAGACAGAGAGGGCAACTTAATGTTCTTTGATACATCTGTCTATGTCAGAAGTAAAGGCAAGGAATTTGACGGATTCAGAGTTAATATTAACGATTTAGTGAAGTAACAATGTGACAGAACTTGAAGAGGTAATTATGGCAGGCAATTTTATTAAAATTGACAGAAAGATTTTAAAGTGGGAATGGTGGAGCGATATTAATACATTCAGACTTTTTATGTATATGTTGATAAGTGCCTATTGGAAAGACGGAAATTATAAAGGCAAGATAATTGAAAGAGGGTCTTTTCCCTCTTCAATATCTGAATTATCAAAAGAAACTAATCTGTCTGTAATGGAAATTCGTACCTCGCTAAAACACTTACAATTAACAGGCGAAATAACAAGCAAAGCAACAAACAAATTCACGATATTTACTGTGGTTAACTACAATTTGTATCAAACGGATAACAAGCAAGATAACAAACAAATAACAAGCAACTTAACAAACAATCAACAAACAGATAACATTCTATTAACAAACTCTATATTAAAAGAAAGTAAGAATGAAAGAACGGAAGAAATTAAAAAAGACAAGAATATAGAAAAAGATATTACTAACGTAATATCCAAAAAGAAAAGCTATTATCCCAATGATGAATTGCTTGATGAAGCATTCAACGAATATCTGACAATGCGTAAGAGAATTAAGAAGCCTATATGCACCGACAAGGCATTGCATAGGGCTATGAATACTCTTGAAAAGTTGTCTGGTGGAGATAATGACTTGGCTATTAAAATTCTTAATCAATCAGTAGACCATTGCTGGCAAGGACTGTTTGAGTTGAAAAGTGACAGCAAGCAAGATGGGCAGGGATTTGGGAATGGCATTGATTGGAGTAAAGTGTAAAGGAGCGTAAAGAATGAGATTGATTGATGCAGACAATCTGAATTTTGAAGGGCAAAAGTACAACAAAAGCCAGATGAAAGCAATTCTTGATTTTGCGGATGCGCAGCCGACCGCCTACGATGTAGACAAGGCTGTGAAGAGATTGAGAAAAGAATTAAAATTAGCAAATAAAGAAAAGCAAAGGTGCGCAAAAGAAAATATCTGTCAGTTTGATGAAGTGAAAGGATATGTTAGGGCTATTGATGTTGCAATTGATATTGTAAAGGCAGGTGGCAAGAATGAGTAGAGTAGATGATACGCTTAACAAAATAAATTTTAGAAGTGATTATCCGTACAACGGAAAGGTTGAATCGCTCTTAAAAACAATTGCAATTAATAGTGCTATTATATGTGACAAATTAGATACTATTTCTAATCAATTGAAAGGGGGTAGTAATGACAAGAGAAGAAACGGTTGAAATAATTCATATTATTTGTGATTGCTACCCGAATTTCAAACCTGAAGACTTATCAAGGACAATTGATGCGTGGCAAGTGATGTTAGAAGAATATAGTTGCGAGCAAGTGGCTGTCGCTTTAAAAGCATATATTACATCTAATACAAGCGGATTTGCACCAAGCGTAGGAGAAATAGTTGCTAAAATACAACTTGTATCACAGCCGCAGGAACTTGACGGAATGACGGCTTGGGGGTTGGTTAGCAAGGCTTTAAGGAATGGTACTTATGGGGCGGTTGAAGAATTTAAAAAACTACCGCCGTTAGTCAGACAGGCGGTTGGTATGCCAGATAACCTTAAAAACTGGGCGACATCAGACTATCAGACAATAGAAACAGTAATACAATCAAATTTTCTAAGAACTTACGAAACAGTTGTTAAGCGTGCGAATGAAATAAATCGTATGCCGGACAATATCAAATCACTTATCGAAAAGACGAATGCAGATTCGTACAAGGCTCAAATCGAGCAAAAATTCCAAAGAGATATAAATACATTACAAATTAAAGAAAATGCCCTTGTTGGTCAGAATATAAACGCAGAGAATTATATTGAAGCACCTCAAGATATACAAGATAGAATTAACAGAATGAGAGGTTGATTTTAGTGGAAACAACGCCAATTAGTCCACAGATGAGAATGTACTATAAGCGGAAAGAGGCAGGATTATGCGTTGAATGTGGTAAGCCACTTAATGGAGAAAAACTTAAATGCAGAGATTGCCGAGAAAGAATTAATGCAAACAGAAAAGAACTTGCACACTGGTATCAAGATAATGGCATATGCCCTGAATGTCGGCATAATAACCTTATGGGGGACGAAAGGGTTTGTCCTGAATGTTCTGCAAAAAGATATTCTCAGAGGATTGCTAGGTATAATGCTAATCCCGAAGAGTTCGAGGCAAGAGATAGGCTTGAACAGAAGAAAATCAGAACAAGACGAGCTGAAAAAGGGTTATGCGTGAAATGTGGCAAAGTTAAGGCAGATAGTAAATATAAAACTTGTACAAAATGCCGTATTAAAGCAAGAAATGCAAAACGCAATAAGCAAAAAGATTGTAAGGTTGAGCTAAAAAGAGAATGGGTTGCCAATGGCAGATGCTGGTTTTGCGGTGAGCCGGTTTATAATCATTCAAAATTATGCAAAGAGCATTACATTAAGTCTTTAGTTTATGTAAAGAAAAGCAAGGAAGCGAGGATAAAAAATGAGCAAGCCAGAACAACGAAGATTTCAACAGCAAATGATGAGAGTTCAAATAAACAGGCAGAAGAATAAAGAAAATAAAGAAATGTTTGGTAATGCCTTAATGATTCTGTTATGGGTGTTGCACGATAAATTTGGATTCGGTAATAAGCGATTGGAGCGGCTTATTGATGAAATCAATAAATTTAACGAAGATTTCAATGCAGGACTTATAGACCCAAAAGAGCTTATTGAACAGTTGGAAGAAGAGGCAAAAATAAAAATTAAATATTAAGGAGAATGGCTTATGAAGTTTTCGAAACTAACTAAGCCGGAACTTGAAAGAATAATTGAAAATGCCAATTTTACCGAGGAAGAAGTGAGAATATTTATGCTTCTTTCTCGGAATTTTGCACAAAAGGAGATAGCGCACAGATTGTCAATGTCTACAAGAACATTAGAAAGACGGGTGAGGAATATTAAGAATAAGATTGAGAGGGTGGTAAATGAGTGGAACTAACAGACAAGGAATTGTTGAATTATGTACTAGAGAATGATATTATCTCTCGTGATGATATCCAAAAAAGAATCGAAATGAACGAAAGGAAAAAATATTTAAAAGAACATGCCTACGAGATATGGCAAGGAAAAGATAGTAAGTGGTATACATATCTGCCAAGTGAAACCGCTCCAAATGGGAGAAAGTTATTGAAGCGGTCAACATTAGATTCACTTAATGACGGGATAGTAGAACATTACAAGAAATTAGAGAATGAACCGCTAATCAGGAATGTTTTTCAGGAATGGATTAACTGCAAACTTGATTATCACGAAATCAAGAAGCAGTCATACGATAAGTATACCAACAATTTTACTAGGTTTTTTGATTGTGAAGCATATCCATTGGCAGACAAGAAAATTAAGTACATTACAACTGATGAATTGGAAAAATTCATCAAGACAATCATTGCTGAATGTAGTCTCTCGCAGAAAGCGTATTCTGATATGCGCATTCTTGTCAACGGCATTTTTAAGTATGCCAAGAAAAAGGGCTATACAAATATCAGTATCACACAGTTTATGGGAGACTTAGATTTATCTCGTCGGTCATTTACCAAGAAAGTGAAAGATATGGGGGATGAGATTTATTTTGAAGATGAAATCCCTGTGATTACTGAATACTTGTGGCAGAGATACGATATCAGAAGTCTGGGACTTCTACTTATGTTTGAGACAGGACTAAGAGCCGGAGAGCTAGCTTCACTTAAATTTTCAGATGTTCGCAGTACAAAATTAAAAGACGGAACTGTAAAGAATTTTATTTCTGTGTCAAGAACGGAAATAAAAATCAAAAATGAAAATGGAAAGTGGGTTGAACCTGTTAGCGATTATCCAAAATCCGACGCAGGCATAAGAGATGTAATAATTACAGACAAAGCACTTAGAACTGTTAAAGCCATTCGCAGACTAAATCCATTTGGAGAATACATGTTTATGGAAAAGGGCGAACGGATTAAGAGCAAGGCGTTTAATCGCAAACTAGAGAGAGTTTGTAAAGCCTTAAATATTAATTATCGTTCAGCGCACAAGATAAGGCGTGCTTATGGCACAACACTTTATGATAATGCAGCAAATGATTCTGTAATATGCGAAATGCTAGGGCATAGCAATATCGAGACAACAAGAAAGTATTACATATACAGCAATAAGACAAGCAAAACCAAAATTGAGCAAGTCAGTAAGGCTATTAATTTCTGATTTTGGTTACAAAGTAATCAAAGTAATCAAAGGCTAAAGGCGTAAAGCTAGAAAACAAGCGGAATACAGGATTGGTCAATCGAGTTCGATTCTCTCATCCCCTGCTAGTTTTATTAGATGGTGATATGCCGAAAAGCCGCATAAAAACTGAACGAAAGGAGCTTTTTGGATATCATCATTTTTCTTTTAAAATCAAAAGGTAATCACAGAAGTAATCAAAGAATGTTTGTAAACGCCGTAGGGGCGTTATTTTTTTGCTTTAGAATGGCGGATAACTGTCTAATTTATGGCGGTTAATCCGTCTTTTTTTATGCAAAAATATAGTTGAAAGAGAGGTAGTGCGAATGTTTTCCGATGAAGTTAGAGAAAAGATTTTAAGCAAAGAAGAATTGCAGAAACTTGATTTAGTGACATTATCTCTCGTTATCCACGCAATCGAGGAAGTTTTAGAGGAGGTAGAAGATGATAAACAATCCTTATCAGACAACACCTATGATGAATAATGGATATGTACCGCAATATGGAACATATCAATACAATCCTATGGCAAATATACAGAGATACCAGCAGCAGGAGCAAATGTTACCGACACAAATGCCGGGAACATCACAACAGAATGTTATGGGGAAAATTGTTGATAGTATAGAGGCTGTCAAGGCTGTAGATATTCCTATGGATGGCAATATTTATTATTTCCCAAAGGCTGACGGAACAGAAATTTACGGCAAACAATGGCAGTCAGACTTTACAACTCGTATTTTGACCTATAAGCCATGTTTGGATAGTAACTCTAACAATTTATCATCTAATGATAAAAAATCGAAATTTGACCTGTCAGACGAAAGCACAGAGCTGTTTATGAGTAAGTTTAACGAACTATCAGAGAAGATAGGGCAGTTAGAAGATAGATTTGATAAATCTTTAGGAGCGCAAAGAAAAACTTCAAAAGCTCAAAGCAAGGGCGGTGATGAAGAGTGAATCCAATTAACCTTTTTCAAATGATGAGAGGTGGTCCTCAACAATTTATACAGCAGATAATGGGAAACAATCAGCTTATGAGCAACCCAATGATAAAAAATACAATACAAATGGCACAGCAAGGCAATATGCAAGGCATTGAACAAATGGCTAGAAATTTATGTAAGGAAAAAGGATTAAATGCAGATGATGTATTTAATCAAATAAAAAGCAGATTTAATAATTAATAGCATATTAGATGTCTTTGCAAATTACCTGGGTGACATCTTTATGAATAAATTAATGGAGGTAACTAATATGTTTAATTCAAATTGTGCCAGTGTGCCACTTGTTGCGAATATTGATGGCAACAGCAATAACAATGGCTGGGGAGATGGCGGATGGCTTTGGTTCATTGTTGTAATCTTTGCAATATTTGGTGGCTGGGGCGGTGGCTTTGGCGGATTTGGCGGTAATGGTGGAGCATTACAGGGATATGCAACACAGGCTGATATTCAGAGAGGCTTCGACAATTCGGCAGTTATCAGTAAGTTAGATGGCATTTCCAACGGACTTTGCGATGGTTTTTATGCTATGAACAACAGTATGCTCACAGGCTTTAATGGCATAAATACAAATATTATGCAGACAGGCTACGGCATCCAGCAGGCTATTAACGCTGATACAGTCGCTAATATGCAGAATACAAATGCTTTACAGTCACAGCTTGCAAACTGTTGCTGTGAGACAAGAGAAGCCATTCAGGGTGTAAACTACAATATGGCAACCAACACTTGCGCTTTGCAGAACACAATGAACAATAATACAAGAGATATTATTGACAGCCAACAGGCGGGAACAAGAGCAATTCTTGATTTCTTAACAAATGACAAGATTGCAACATTACAGGCAGAGAATAATGATTTACGCAGAGCTGCTTCACAGGATAGACAAAATGCACTTTTGACTACCACAATGGCAGCGCAGACAAATCAGATAATCGATGCCGTAAGACCTACACCAGTACCATCATTCCCAGCAAGCAACCTTTACGGATATGCTTACGGATGCGGATGCAATACAGGTTGCGGATGCTAAACAACTGAATAATTAACAAGTATCTTAATCAATTTTAATCGGTTTAATTCTTGGTTTAACTCGGTTTAATTCAATTTAACTTGATTTAACTCAATTTAATCGAGTTAAGTATCGAGTTTAACTCGAAAGAAAACTCGAAAGATTATGTCTGCTAAGCAGTATTACTTATAACCAAAGGGCAGGCTATAATGTTTGCCCTTATTTTAATTATCTGGAGGTTTCTAAAATGGAAGAATTAAAAAATAAGTTTATAGAAGCAATTAAAAGCATAGATTTTAATAAGCTTAGCATCTACGAATTAAAAACTGTATCAGAAATTTCTGATACAGTAGATAAGATGGCAAAGAAAGATTATACAGAATTGCTTAAAGAGTCTATGGTTTCAATGGGAGTAAAAACTTCAAAAGAAGAAAAACCTAAAACAATAGGAGAAATGAAATAAGGAGGTTTTTATTATGGCTGAATTTTCAAATGTTGCAACACAGACAGTTGCGGTAAATGGAAATGTATTATTTACAGATGCACCAACATCTGTATGTAACAAAGGATATATTTCGCACAGAACAGGAAGCGGATTAGTCAACCTCAAAGGTGCTACTAACACTTGCAAGGCAAAGTACAGAGTAGAATTTAATGGAAATATTGCAGTACCGGCAGGTGCTACAGCAGGTCCTATATCCCTTGCGATTGCGATAGAGGGCGAACCAGATTTATCAACACTTGCAATTTCAACACCGGCGGCGGCAGAAGCATTTAACAATGTTTCTATGGCTACAGATGTATGGCTTTCTTGCGGATGCTGTCAGGCAATCTCTGTTAAGAATACATCTACACAGGCTATCAGTGTTGCTAATGCAAATATCACAATCAACAGAATAGGTTAAGAAAGTGAGGTAAACAACTATGCATATTGAAAGAATACACAAAATGGTTGAGTGCCTTACCGAAAAGACACTATCTGAACTTGATAAGGGCATTGAGAATGTCAATACAGAGGAAATGGGCGAAGCGGTCGATATGATTAAGGACTTATGTGAAGCAGAATACAAGGCAGTTATCGTTAAGTCTATGAAGAAAGCTGATGAAGAGGAAGAAGAGTACAACAAGGAGCTTCTTAGAACCCTTAAAGCTGAATATGGTGAAGAGGGTGGCAGAAGATACTATGATGAATACAGATACAAGACTACTGGCAGATACGCCCCTAAAGGCAAGGGTAGTTATGTAGGCAGAAGAGCATACGAAGAACCACCTTATTACCATATGTACCCAGAACGTGATATGGATAGAGAGTATGGCAGAATGTACTATACAGAGCCTACAGCTACACATACATCTGAAAGTGGCTACGACAAGGCAAAGAGAATGTACACAGAAACTAAAGAAATGCACAAAGCTAATACGCCAGAGGATAAGGAGCATAAGATGAAGTCACTTGACAGCTACACTAAGGAACTCGCAAGCGACATTACAGGTATGGTTGCTGATATGTCAGCAGAAGAGAAAAACTTACTTAGAACAAAGTTAAGCACTCTTGTATCTAAGATATGATTTTAAAGGCTATGAGTAGCAATATTCATAGCCTGTTTTATTGAGAAAGGGGCATACAGATGATTTTTAACATTAATGGTACAATTTGGCACATACAATATAAAAATCCAAATTCGGGCGAATTAAAGCGGTCAGACAATACAATTAGTTTAGGTGTAACTGACAGAAACACGCACACAATATATCTGTCAGACAAACTACAGGGATTTATGCTACGCAAAGTGCTGATACACGAAATATGCCATGCTGTCTGTATGTCTTATGATGTGTATTTGCCGATTGAGCAGGAAGAAATATTGTGTGATTTTGTAGCAACTTATGGAGATGAAGTATTTGATATTGTTGATATGGTACTTGGAGCAGTTAGGAGAGTAGGATAATGAGTATTGATGAGTTATTGGAAATAATTCAAAAAACTAATCCGGCTATGACTAAGGAGTTGTTGATATATGAGCTTAGTCAATGCCGATACGCAAGTAAAGCGTTGATTTATACAGAAAAATGTTGTCAGAAAAAATAAACTGAAATTTTTTGAACGCCCCTAGGTATGACATTTTATATTCATAATTTCGATTTTGACAATTTTCAAAATTTGGTTCAGATTTCGTTCAAATTATACTTTAAAAATTGAAAAAAATTTCCCACAAAATTATAATGCGTCGTTTCAAATACCCCCGTCATATGCAATTTTGGAACCCAAAAATCGGTTAAAAACTTTTATCAGATTTTGACCTCAATTTCGTTCAGATTTGCTCTTAAAAATTGATGAAAAACTTTAATAGATTAAAGTGCATTATATAAACTTGACCGGCTGTGGTTCGTGCTTGTTTTGACTTTGTGACTTTGTGGTTTGCCCTGTACGGCGGTTTTATTTCGCCGATGTAGACTTATAAGCCTACAGAACAAAACAGCCTTAAAACGCCTTTGAAAGCGTTGTATAAAATGGGTATAATATACCCTTGAAAGTTGTGGAAGCTGTTGCTGGATCTGGAAGATATACCAGAACACACGCCGCCCCAATTGGGTACACTTGTACGCCTAAAAAGGCGCAAAAGCCTTATATATAAGCATAGCATTATTATATTAATTTTTCAAGGTACGCAAATAAAAGCATATTAATATATGCTAATGTAACCGCCCGGAATCGAACCGGGCGCAATGCTCCAAGGTTGCTAAAATACTAATTTTTTGAGCCTTAAAAATTCATCATATCCAATTTGACAATCAGAAAAATAGATACATTCGCATAATTCTTCATACTCTTTTACGTTGTCCGCCTTGTCGAATGCCTTTTCTATCTGGCGCAAAATGTGCTTTGCGTGCTTTTTGTAATTCATAAAAAACATCCTTTCTATAATTAAATTTCCCAGTTCTCCGGGTAAAGCAAGCCGGGGAATCGGACCCCGGAAAAGCCAGCCTTGCTATTATATTGCTTCTTTTTCTTTACTAATTTCTGCCGCAATTATTCCCTGCTCGAGAAAATAACGCAGTGCGCTATCTCCGAAACGCTGTATATAATATTCTGCAAGCTCAGAAGTGCTAAAAGCGTCTAAGACTGTGCCAATGTCGCAATAAATGCTTTTATATGTTCTTTGCCTGTTTGCGAGTGCTTTATCAATCGGATTTTTTGGCTCTTCCTCTTTAACTGCAACAAGTCTATCAGCTCGCATTGTTCTAATATGTTCGTTTCCGCTTTCATTGGAAATAATAACGCATTTAACGCTTTTTCCGCTCTTTGTTGGCTCTATGCTTTTGACTGTGGAAGTGTAACCAAAATTCCAAACTGTAACCATTCCCGGCTTTAATTCTGCCGCCGGAATTGCTTTTTGCGGTGTGTGTATTCCTTGTAATTTAATTGTCTTCATAATATTAATCCTCCTTAAACATTTCCCAAGGCGCTATAATCGTACCACCTTTACAATTAGCGTATATTATTACTTCGCCATTTTTAGTTATTTCGCACTTTTTAAAAGTGCATTCTATCTCATTACCATAAATAATCTTGTCGCCTATTTTCATTTTTAATCCTCCTTATTCTGTAATCCTTTCAAATATATCTATTGTTTTGCGTGCGTTTTCTCTCTTCTTTTCAGCCGTATAACTATGGCGGCGGCTCTTTAATGCCTTTCTTGCTGTTTCTATGCTATTAACTCCCCACCCTGCGGCTTCTCTTAACAACTCAACCTCTTTTTTTGGCAACTTAATAGCTCTTAAAGTGTCGGAGTTAATAGAGTAATCATCTTTAATTCCTGGATACAAATCTTGACAAAGTGGAATGTATTCATCGCTCCCCATATTCTCGCCGATATTCCATACATAGAAACCGAATGGAATCTTTTTGACTATCTTATAAATATCTGTTTTCCATAATGTTTCACTTGTAATTGTGTCGCCTTTAATCTCAAATCTCATAATCTTGTACCATTTCGGGAATTGTGATATAATTCCCTTACCTTTCTTTTTGATTGGTGGCGGTTGTTTGTCTTGGTAGGATTGCAACCGCCTTTTTTATTTGCAAGATTATAATATCACTTTAAAAAGAAATACGCAAGCCTTTTTATAACTTTTTTAAGAAATATTTTTATTGACTTTTAGAACCTACTATATTATTATAAGAAACAAATAAAACAATATAGAAAGGAGCTATTGCAATGCTTAAATATCGCTTTAATGTCGGCGACGCTCTGGAGCGTGCTGGATTTAATACATACAAAGCCAAAACAAGCGGATTATTGAGCCAAGACACGCTAAAGAAGATAAAGAACGAGGACACAAATATAAATGCTAAAAGTATAAATAATCTTTGTTTGATTCTGGATATGCAGCCGAAAGACCTCTTTATATATGAGGAAACCGAAGAAGAAAGAGAACTAAAAAAGAAATTATAAAATATTTTAAAATATCACTTGTAAAAGTTATAACAATGTGATATTATAATTGTACAAATTAAGAAAGGACAGCCGAAAGGTTGAAAGGTGGACAAGATGAAAACTATTGAATTATTAAACAAAGCTGTTGAACTTGGATTTGACAGAGAAAAGGCGCTTGCAGACATAGACGCAAATCTTGATGAAGTGATTGGAGCAGAAAACAGAAAGCCAATCGCAGAAGAGGAAATCAGCGGAGAACTGGCAAATGATATTTTGTTTGGCTTTGAATGTGAAAAGGAAAACAATTAAGAAAGGTTAAAAGGTGGAAGACATGGGATTCTATGAGGAGACATTGGAGAAATTAAACAAGATGAATGATGATAGCTTTTTAAGGGATAAATGTAAAAATTATAAAGAATGTGAAAAAATCCCGATGGGATATAGCGACATTGCCGCCCTTGTCCTTGTTGGGTGCCGAGAAGGACAAGGTGCAGTGACAGAGCTGCTAAACTTTGGTAGTGATGGCAATTATAGCGCATATATAGCTCTAGAAGATACAGAAATTGAAGAGCATTATAACAAGGTTACAAGCTTTAATAGCTGGCTTAAAATATATGACGATGCAGACAAGATTATAACATTATACGCCCAAACGATTAATATATACAGAGCTGGAGACTTTGGAATGATTATACAGCTCATTAAGCCAAATTATACAACTTTAAATTTATTAAGAAATTTATACAGCGAGTAAATAGGCAGAATCGAGGAATTACCAGAGATTAAAGAGGGCGAAGATATTTTGAATTGTCATATATGTTTATAAGAAAGGTTAAAAGGTGAACGATATGAGAGAATGCAATATTAGATTTGACAAAAATGGAAAAGTAAAAAGCGAGGATATCAAGAATTTAGAAAAATTTTTTAGTGAGGAGAACTTAGAAAAGTTTGAATCTGACGAAGTTTTCGCAGTAGAAGCGACGGAGCATATGGAAAACGGCGAATATAAAGCCGTGGGTTACGATTTTTATGCTGGCAGCGACACACAAGCCAGAATGGGTTCAGATTGGAGATTTGGGCATATTGCTTTTTGTAATTACTGGTGTCTTGTTAAAAATGACAAGACTGTAGATTTCGAAAAGGCTCTTGAAAGAGCTAAAAAAATTGTCTTGACAAATAATTAGTAATTGTATATTATATTTTTGTCGGATGATAAACAATAACATTTGATGTATTGAAACATGTTTTCTGACGTGTTCAATGATTAACCGTAACGCAGGGCGTATATTAAAGAGGGCTTCGGCTCTCTTTTTTATTTGACTTATATGTATATTTATGCTATATTATTCTAATAATTAAATAACAGTTATACGCCCGATAATTATATAATAGTTATCGGGTTATTTTTATGTTATTAGTATATATTATAATAAGCTGGATAAGCTCTGGCAGAAAGGGGAACAGATGGAGAAAGTACAGGAAACAGCGGACAGCGAAGAGATTTTTGAAAATGAGATTGATATGCATTTTAAGCAATTCTGCACAAACGAAAATATCGAAGATATGGCAGCAGCTCCGCAATCTCTCTTTTATGCTGCTTTGATTTATGTATACAATAATACCTTTAAGGGTACTAATAGATTAAAATTAAAGGGTAAATTACAGGGATATAATAATAATAATTATAATAACCAGTATAGTAATATTAATAACAGTAATTGCAATAGTTATAATTATGAGTATCTTAATTATATAGCAGATTATTATATATATATGTGTTATAAGTATAATAAAATATGTACTATATCAGGATATTGTAAATTAACAGGTATAAATGAAGTAGTTATATATAATTGGGCTAATGAACGAACAAAGGCGGATAGACTAAGTACATCGGCTTATGATTTGTGGGAAAAATTGTCAAAAGATTATGAATCTAGCGGAGAGGCTCGGCTCTGGTCCGGTAAGAACCCAGTCGGGCAGCTTGCGGTTATGAATCGCCGCTTTGGCTGGAATCTTCCGGGTGTTAGCAGAGAGAACGCCACGAAAGTTATTAAGACAGCGTCAGATCTGCCACAGCTTAACGCATCTGGCGACGCTCAAGGCTCTACGGTTCGTCAAATTGCACAACAAGAAAACATTGTGCAAGATGTACAAGAAATCCCACAAAGCCAGTAAACAAGCAGATTGTAGCTGCTTATCTTTTAATAATGCTATTTCGCTAAATTAGAGTTTAGCGAAGTGATAAAACAGAACATTTGAGCGACAAAAACACGACAAAGCCAGTAAACAAGCGGATTGACAGCAATTGCGTGATAATTATTCATTGCGCAACGGCTCCGCTCTGGCTGATTTCATTGTGCAAAATGTACAAACGCAGGGCGTGGGGGTTATATATACACGCACTGCGAGCCTAACTAAGTCGCTCAAATATTCTCAAAAATAAAAAGGCTTATTATATTTATATATACATAACCAACCAATAATAATTTATTAAACTATATAAAATAACCATTATATTTATTAATATATAGTTTTGATAATAACTCACATAATATAATCAATAAATCTACTGTACAAATTCTATAGATAGGTGTATAATAGACACAGTTAATTTAATTCTAATGATTTTATAAACACACATCAGATACCGGTTATTCAATCGGGCTATTTCCAAAAATTTTTTAAATGTAAAAAGGGGTTAGAAATGCAGGGCGACAAGTATCAAGCTTTGGCTATGGCTATGTGCACTAACGATAAAAAGTCTACAGATAGGCTTGAGAAAAAGACTGATGATTCAAAGCTAGGCAATCGTGGTGAAGATACGCCAAGAATTGAGCTAGGTGACGGCAAATCAGACAATTTTACTTCATTAGGTATTGTTGCACCAAATGTTAAAGGGAATGTCGTATATGACGCTGTAAATCATCCACAGCACTATTGCACTGGCAAATATGAGTGTATAGATGTTATGCTTGAGATATTCGGTATCGAAGCTGTTAAAACATTCTGTTTGCTCAATGCTTTTAAGTACAATTACCGAAGTGGTAGAAAGAATGGCTTAGAGGATATTCAAAAAGCCAAGCGGTACATTGACAAATACATAGAATTGTCAGAATAGTCGTGTCAGTCAATGAAAGTATAATGGTTGCAAAGGATAGTACACTGCGACTTGTGGCAAATGCATACTGGGAATAGCTGCTATTGCCCTTTAGTATAATGGCTAATACACAGGGTTTTGATTCCTGTTATATGGGTTCGATTCCCATAAGGGTAGTTTATTTTTCTTTTTATTTGTTTGGCTGTTCATTATTGTGTTTTTACATTTTACACAGAACAGTCCTCCTTTCATGTACCTCTTTGGATTTTGTTCAGTTAAAAGCGGTGCAAGACCGCTTGAGAGGGTTTGGCGTGTATATACATAGCCATGTGAAAATCAACTTATCAAGAAGCACTCCTTATCAAAACACCCCTAATATTTTATTGTTTCTGTTCTTGTTTTTTGATAGCCGTTATAGGCGGTATTTGCAGATATGGTGTAATGGTATCACAAGAGATTGCTAATCTCTCTAACGAACAAAATCGTTATGCAGGTCCGATTCCTGCTATCTGTGTTAGGTGCGGTTCAAAAGAACATCCTGAAAGCGCGAGGGATAATTTGCAAATGCCGACCCTCATAGGATTGCAACGCATCTATGCCACTATTCAAAGTTTAATGTTGGGCGCATTAGACAGTTGTAAAACAGATAGTGGTAACGTCTTTTCGGATAGTAGTTCAGTTGGGAGCAACGCTTGATTCATTCAAGTAGTCACAGGTTCAAGTCCTGTCTATCCGATTACAGCAAACTAGGTTAGCTACCGAAAAGCAGACCACGACTGCCTGTTTGTTGTTATATCTAAAATCGTGGAAATTATCATTCGTGGAGGTAAATAAAATGGCGAAGTTGATTAAGCATCGTTCAATCGGAAAAATAAGAATGGAACTTGCGGATTATGTGCTGAATTGCACAGATGATGAATTGTACGAGCTTTGCGGTGCTGTTTCAGAGCTTGAAGGTGTAACATCTTGGTCTTGTGATGAATGCCAAAAACGATTTAAACCAGATTGTAGCTTTGATAGTGATGATTCAAGATGCAAGAAGCATTTCTTTGAGATGAATAAGCCGGAATAATATTGGTAAAATCAGTTGCCTAGTGATTGCAACACGAAAAGAGTAACCTACGAACTCCTGGCAACTGTTTTTATATAAATCGTAGGGTTATCTATCGTAGGAGGTAATTTATGACAGACATAAAAATTAAAAAAGCAGTAATTAGAGAAGATTTATTATCAATAACAAACGATTATAGAAAAGCAATCATTCTCAATCAGTTTATCTATTGGTCTGAAAGAGTTTCAGATGCCGATAAGTTTATCAAGAAAGAAAATGAGATTGCGAAGAACAATGGAGAAGAAGAAAGAGAGCTTTTCTATGGTTGGATATATAAAACCGCCGAGGAATTAGCTGATGAGGTTATGTTAGGTTTATCTGCAAGCCAGATAAGAAGATATATCAGCGATTTGGTGAATATGGGTTATATCTCAAAACGAAATAACCCTAAATATAAGTGGGATAGAACATTACAATATAGGGTAAATCTTGTAAATATTGCAAAAGACCTTAAAAAGAATGGCTATCCATTAAGCGATTATAAAATTGAAATTCCAGAAAATGAAAAAACCATTACGCACTCGTGCGTAATCAATAATGAGCCAATGAAAAATCAAACACAAGCTAGTGACGAAGCAATACCAAAGAGTACTAACATAGATTACTTAAACAAAGATTACAAATCAAATAGTACAGAATGTAATTCTCTTAACAGAGAACAATGTAATTCTTTTTTACCCAAAGATAAAAAAGTGAAAGAGTTTAAGCCGATAAGCGAATACTCTCAAAGTGATTGGGAAGTTGCCGAAGAAAGAATGATAAACAGAGCCGGCAAGATAGCTTATGATTGGACTAATGATAAAACGCTCAAAGAAAATACAGAAGCATTCTTTAAATACTTTTTAGATAAACACGGAGAATGTACTGGAGAATATCACTACCCATTAACAGATAAGGTTTTATCAAGAGTAGTAGATAACCTAACAAAAGAAACTGACATAGAGCGTGACGGATATACAGACACCTATTATGCGGCTATAAGTGATATGGACGATAATACAGACTACAAGATGTTAGTTGATGAATATTTCAATACAAAGTTTTCGGCAAAATGCGATTACAGCTTAGTTCATTTTTCTTCTGAAAAGGTTTTGATTAACATTATGAACCACGCTTGTAAGAGCAGTTGGTGCGAAAGCAAGGAGTGATTATTATGGCTATGGGAGTACACCCACTAAACAAAGATAAATTCTATGAAGCAATTAATTTGTACATATCGGGGCAGGCTTCACAGGTAAAGGCAGCAAAAGTAGCAGGTTGTAGCGTACCGACATTTAAGAAATACGCTAACAAGATTTATGGCGGCGAGGAATTACCGGATAATTTATGGGGGAAGAATAATGATTAAGGGAATTGTTAATCGTTGGATAAGACACAAGACAAAGAATCTGACAGAAATACCACTTTTTACAATGACATTTAACTACCGTAAATATAAAGCAGACGGAAAGAAAGACAGTTGCATGTTTTACGCACACCCGGATATTGCCAATGATGAATTTGTGAAAAGCAAATTACAAGAAGCTGTTGACTATATCAGAGATAACTATGATTTAGATAGTTTTACGAGGATTTGAGGTGCGCGTATGTGCGAATTTTGCGAAGATATAGCAACGAACGATAATGAATATATGAAAAAAAGATATGTCGGCGGAGATTTTATTTGCAAAGATGAAAATGGATTTGGGGTGTTGATTGACACAGGAGACAGTGGCTGCCTTGGATATATAAAAATCAATTATTGCCCTATGTGCGGAAGAAAGTTGGTGGAAGAATGAAATTTTATTTAAAACTGATATTAAAAATACTGATTGCGATAGTATGCATCGCAATATCAATTTGGCTTTTTGAAATTATTTATAATTCAGATATGCCTACATGGTTAAAATGGTTATTATTGAGGTAATAAAGAATGAAACATCAAAAAGAATGGCGCACTTGCGATAGGTGCGGTAAAGAAATGACATTTTACAATGAGAAATACGCTCATTTTAAAACAGGAGAATTAGAACCTTTACACGAGAAAACTATACACACAGCAGAAGATTTAGCAAAGCAAACACTTCCAATGGTTATATGGAAAAACGAGCGCAAATATGATTTATGCCCTAAGTGCAGAAAAGACTTTAAGAGGTTTATGAGGAATGAATGATTGTTCAAAATGCAAATTCAGCGAAGAAGATTATATTTTCGATGAAGAAATAGGAGAAGAATACCCCATTTATACTTGTAGCAAGGGCAATGACACAGACTTAGACTGTGAGTGTGAGGATTTTAAGGAATACAAGCCAAGAAAGCCAAAAGAAAAAGACACAAAGTGCGATAAATGTGAGCATCTTGAGATTTGCCTCGATAAGGGCAATGTTATTGATTGTAGGACAGTTTGCGATACAAGAAGTCATTATATAACTGGCAGAATGGGGTGCGTTAAAAATGAATGATTGCAACTTAACTACTTGCCGATATAACAAAGACAATAAATGCACAAATGATGAAAAGAGAACAGAATGTATTGAGGTATCGGAAAAGGTATTATGCGTTAATAAGAAAATATTTAAAAAGATTGAAAATGCCAAGGATATTGGTAATGAGGATGACAAGCCGATAGAAACATCTGAATTGCATGATATGACTATTGATGTTAATGTTTCAGTTGATGCAGTTAATGAGTACGCAAAATCAATTTTAGGAAGATACCCTAAAGACAATATGGAGTTTTCAAGAGCCTTAGCAATGAAAATCTTAGAGGAAACAAAAGCATTAGTGAATATCGTGAGAAAGGAATGAGGTTATGAAAATAATTAAACAAGGCAATTTGAACATAGCCAGAAAACCACTAAAGTTTGAATGTAAAAATTGTGGAACGATTTTTGAAGCAATCAAACAAGAATATATATACTGTGGCGACCAACGAGAGGGCGATAACTGGAAGTGTGAATGTCCTTTGTGCCACAAAATGGTTTATTACAGCTAAAACAATTATTGCTGATTATCAGCAGAAAGGAATATGTTATGAAAAAATTATTTGTAAGTGTGCCAATGAAAGGTAGAACAGAGGGAGAAATCAAAAAGAGTATTCAGAAAATGAAAAAGATTGCTGAAATATACGAGGGTGAGGAGTTAGAGCTTATCGACAGCTACATTGAGGATAATTCGCCTAAAGACAGTAAAGAAGCTGTATGGTATTTAGGTGAAAGCCTTAAGAAGCTGGCACAAGCTGATGTATTTATCGGAATTGAAGGCAGTTGGTGTTGGAATGGATGCCACATTGAAAGAATAACCGCTGAAAAATATGGCATAAAAACATATGCGTGCCCAGCAGAAGATGTAATTGATTGTTATTCTTTATTACTGGAGAAAAAAGGGATATATGCATGCACGACCAAAAGAAATGTTTATCCTAACATTTAAAGATGATTGCTGAAATAATAAATATTACCGCCATATAAGTGATTTATGGCGCTACCCTAAAACAATTATAGGCAGAGGTCTATAAGCACCTTTGCTGAAAAGTGGAGGTGCTTTTCTTTATGGCTAGTCAGAGCCTTATTTCCACAGTTAATGGATATGAAAATTACATAAAGAGAAATGGAATAGATGAACAAGTAATTAATGCCTATGTAGACGCTTGCAGTGTAGCCATAAACGGCGAGAAAGATATTGAGTATGGACTACAACTTACCAAAAGGACAAAAGAGCTTATAGAGGACTTCTGCACGGCTAAAACAGGCGGTACGATATGGGATTTAGAAAAATATGCATTCGATAACAAAACCAGCTATGATTTGATTGACAAGTATTATGAGCCAGTACTACTTGAAGCACAAAATATGATAGTTGACAGCTATTTCCGGTATCTGGAAAAGAAAAGAGAACCAAAAGAACGGTTTTATATGCCTAGAAAGAAGTGCTTTGATAAAATGGGATTAATTGAAGCACTTCAAGGAATGCTAGAGGACAAGTACGACATTCTTTGCATATCTGGAATACCTGGATTTGGAAAGACAACAACGGAGAAATTCTTTAATTCCGGAATAATAGGGTGGTTTCCTAGAGATTTCAACCTGTTTTATTCCCATAGTGGGGATATTACACGAATGTATTACGACGGTGTGTACGATATTTGCACAAATGATGATGAATATACATGGAACGAAGTTTTCCCGGATTTACATGTAACAAGTACAAATGCAAAAATGGAGCAGTTTAACGTAGGGAAGTATAAGCCGTTTCCGTCAATGCAATGTACGTCAGTAGGAAGTAAGAATGCCGGTAAGGTTCGTGCGTCTAAGTTTCTTTTGCTTGATGACATGATTGGTGGCATCGAAGAAGCGCTAAACCCTATGATACTTGATAAATTGTGGGATAAGTATGCGGTGGATGCAAGACAGAGGAAAACACAGGATTCAGACGGAAAGCCGTGTAAGGAAATTCATATTGCTACAAGGTGGTCTGTGCATGATGTTATCGGTCGTATTCAGAATATGTATGCCGGAAATCCGAGGGTAAAGGTTATTGCGGTTCCGGATGTAGACCCGGTAACAGGAGAAAGCAACTTTAATTATGAATATGGCGGCTTTACAAAAGAGTTCTTTGCAGACCAACAACTTTTGATGGATGAAATCTCTTATAGATGTTTGTATAAACAAGAACCTATTGAGCGTGAGGGATTATTGTTTCCTGATGATAAAATACGCAGATACCTTAATTTACCACACGGAGAACCAGAGATTATTACAGGGCAATGTGATACAAAAGGAAAAGGAACAGACTATTTTGTATTGCCGGTTCTTCAAAAATATGGGGATGATTATTATTGCGTTGATTGCGTGTGTGACAACACAGCAGATTATGAAGAACAATACAGAAATGCCGCAGGTGTGCTTGTAAATAATAAAGTGCAAGAGTGCGAATTTGAGCGCAATGCCGGCGGAGATAGGGTTGCAATGGAAGTTAATAAGCGCGTGGAGAGTGTAGGCTGGATATGTAATATTACAGATACACCTACAGAAACAAACAAAGAGGCAAGGATTTTTCAATGCTCTAACTGGATTTTGCAGCACATTATTTTTAAAGACGCATCACTTTACAAACCTAATGAACCATACGGAGTAATGATGTCATTACTAAAGCAGTATTCAGTATCAGGGAAGAAACAGCTTGATGATGTTCCAGATGTATTTTCAAATTTTGCATTGAGGATGACAAAAGGGAATCGGGTAAAAAAAACAGTTATTATGTCAAGCCCAATATAGGAGGTTAATCTATTATGACAACTAAGGACTATCTGAATCAGATAAGTTATTACAACAAGATAATTGATAATAAATTGATAGAAATAACACAGTATAAAGAATTATCATACAGCATATCAGCGGTTGTTAATGAAGAAAGAGTTGTATCATCATCAGATCCAGACAAAACAGGCTGCGGATATGTCAGACTTGAACAAATGGAAGAAAACCTTGATAAGCTTATAGATAAATACATTGATGTAAAGAACAAAATAATAGAGCAGATAGAGCAGATAAACAACGAAGATTATTACACAGTATTGTTTCTAAGATATGTCAGAAAGTTTACATTTGAAAAAATTGCAAATGAAACAGACTGGTGTTGGCGACAGGTACATAGAATACATGCTAAAGCACTGCAAGCCTTTAAAGACAAATATGGGAGTGAATATCTGTAAAAGATGTCATAGAATGTCACATTGCCGGTGTGGTATAGTATATCTGTAAGAAGTTACAAAGATGTTTTTCATAAACAAAACATTCCTTATCAAGAAGCACCGTTACTTAATTGTGGCGGTGCTTTTGTTATGCAAAGAGGTAATATATGGAATTTTATGCGAATAAAGACAAGTCAATTATGTGTCCGAACTGCCATAAGTTTCTAACTAAGGCAGATAAGAAAGACCCACGCACACACAAACTAGCTTGCAAACATTGCGGCAAATGGATTTGGTATGTGCCGAATGATGATGACAATTTTCAGATTAAAGAAATTCCACGGAGTAGAAGCTCAAGTGGTATGACATTTTATTAGAGGTGCAAGAAATGCAGACAGGAAGAATTGCTATTTATACAGATGCAAAAGAAATAACATCTGACAATATAATACCGATTTTGCGTGAAGCAATTTTGGAACATGATATTAATTCCAACAGAATACAATTTCTTCTTGATTATGATGCAGGAATACAGCCAATAGTTAGGAAGAATCCAAAGACTTACAGACCAGACATTGACTGTGAGTGCTGTGATAATGTGGCTAACGAGGTCACAGAGTTTAATTTAGGCTTTAAATGGGGGAATCCTATAACACTTGTTCAAAATGGCGACAATGAGGATTCTAACCTTACAGAAGCTATAGCGGAATTAAATAGTTGCTATGAATCGCAGAATGCAAGGCAGAAGCAACAGGAACTTGCAAGATATGTTGAAATTGGCGGCGTTGGATATGTCTTTATTGATGCTAACACAGAGTATGAAGATGGGGAAAGTTATTTTACATATGACATATTAGACCCAAGAACAACATTTGTTATAAGGTCAACAGCTTACAATGACAAGAGAGTTATTCTTGCAGGTACTTATATCAAGGATAAGCATAGTGGAACAAGATATTATACTTGTTTTACTAAAGATATCCGATATGAAATAACTGACGGAATAAAAATTACCAATGGACCAGAAAAAGGAAAGACAAAATGGGGATTTTTAAAGAGAAGCGGAGAAGAAAATCCATTACATAAAATCCCTATTATTGAATATACAAGGTCATTCGACAGGATGGGCTGCTTTGAACGGCAAATATCTGAAATGGATAACTTAAATTTACTTATTTCAGATTTTACCAATGATGTTGAACAGAACACACAGGCAGTTTGGCATACAAACGATGTTGACTTTCCTGTAGAGAAAAAAGTTACAGACAATGAGGATGGCACACAGACTATTGAAGAAACTGTAAGAAAACCAAAATCTGGCGAGTGGATGCAGACTTATACATCAGCAGATGGCAAAACTCCAATAGTTGAGCCGCTTGCAATCAATTATGATTATACAGGGATGCTTAATAATATCCAATCAAGGCGACAGATAATCTTGCAGAAATGCAATGTACCACAACGAAATGATAATAGCGGTGGCAGTACAGGAGTTGCAATGTCAGATGCAACAGGTTGGTCACAAGCAGAAACAGCGGCGGCAAAACAGCAATTAATTACTGATGGCTGCAAAATGGAAGAGATAAAAGTTGTTCTTGCAGCTATCAAGCTGTCAAACAATGTTAACAGTAGCAACCCATTACTTAAATTAAAGGCAAGAGATGTAAAGCCTAACATTAAGCGACAAAAAACTTATGAAATGTCAACCAAGGTTAATGCTATGGCAACATTGATAAGCCACGGATTTAGCCTTAAAGATACAGTTGATGCGATTCCATTCTTTGACGACCCTAACGATGTTGTAGCGAGAAGCGGAGAGATGGTTAAGGCATATCAAGACAGTATAATCAACAAAGACACACAAAACCAAGCGGAGGGCGGAGATGGCGAACAATCACCTAACAAAGACCGCACAATGCAAGACTTATCAGACCAGACAGAAAATAGTCCAGTTATAGATAAGAGCAGAACAGATAAATAATTGATATTGAGCCGCAGGGTAGAAAATGCCTTGTGGCTTTTTATATGCCCTAGAGAAAGGGCAATACAAATATCGCAAGAAGTTGAGAGAACAACAAAAAACGCAGAAAGCAGAGGTAAAGAAATTATGGCAGATGTAACTAACACAACAACAGAACCAACAACTAATAATGAACCACAGAACGAAGAGCAGACACCTAGCGTAGAAGAGCTTATGGCACAGCTTGCTAGTGAAAGAGCCGAAAAAGAGAAGTATAAGAACGCTTCAGATAAAGCCAGTTCAGAAGCAGCTAAGTACAAGAAAGAGCTTCGTTCAAAACAGACAGCAGAAGAACAGGAAGCAGAAGCAAAGGCAGAAGCTGAAAAGTTGCAGGCTGAAAAATTCGAGAATATGAGCAAAGAGCTTAATCATATGAAAGCTGTCAACGCTTATCAGAAAGTTATAGGCGATGGAAATGATATTGATTCTTTGATTGAGGCGGTTGCAGATGCAGACCATAGCCTTATAGCAACTGTAATTGCCAATGAAGTGCAAAGACAGGTTAAAGAAGCTAAGGCAGAGTGGCTTAAATCGAGACCGGCTATTAATGCAGGCGGTGGAGAAGAAAGCACGATAACACAGGAACAGTTCAACAAGATGAATTACCACGAAAGAGTGGAGTTCAAAAATAAGAATCCAGAACTTTATAAGAAGTTCACAGAGTAGAAAACGGAGGTAAACAAACTATGCCACAGACTAAGTTAGCAAATTTAGTAGATCCACAGGTAATGGCTGATATGGTATCAGCTAAGTTGCCAAAGAAGATTAAGTTCTCACCTATCGCAAGAGTTGATACAACACTTGTAGGCAGACCGGGAAGCACAATTGTTGTGCCGAAGTATGCTTATATTGGTGACGCAGAAGATGTAGCAGAAGGTGTTGCTATGGGTACAACAGTACTTACAACATCTACAACAGAAGCAAAGGTTAAGAAAGCAGGTAAGGCTGTAGAGCTTACAGATGAATCAGTATTATCTGGTTATGGCGACCCACTTGGTACAGCTATCAATCAGATTGCTATGTCAATCGCTGCAAAGGTTGATAATGACAGCTATGACGCACTTTGCACAGCACCTATTGATTACGATGGAACAGCAGCACCTATTAGCTATTCAGCAGTTGTAGCAGCTAATAGCAAGTTTGATGATGAATCAGATTCATCACTTACAAAGATATTATTCATCAATCCGGCACAGGAAGCCACATTGCTTAATGACGATGATTTTAAGAGCAACGATAAGTACCCACTTAATGTGATTATGAACGGCACTATCGGCTCTATTGCAGGAGCGCAAGTTGTTAAGTCTAAGAAAGTTAAGCTGGTTAAGTATGAGCTTGATGATTCAACAGGAACAATTAATGTTGTAGCTGATACAACAAGCGAAGATGCAACTAATGTTCACTTTAATACAGCACTTGCACACACGCTTAAGCAAAAGGATAAGGAAATAAAGGTAGGCAGCAAGTTAAAGGCTGTTACAACAGAGTTCTATGCTTGTCCTATTGTTATCGTATCAGCAGAAGACCCTAACGAGGACACAGGTGCAGATGGCGTGTCAGAGGAAGAGAACGCACTTACAATCTATATGAAGAGAAGCGTTGAGATTGAATCAGACAGAGATATTCTTGCAAAGACAACTGTTATCTCTGGAGATGAACACTATACAGCAGTCTTAAGCAATGATTCAAAGGTTGTTCTTGCTAAGTTCGGAAAGTAAGAGGTGTTTATATGTTATTAAGACGACATAAAATCAACGCCGCAAAGCAGAGCGAAGAAGTAACAGCAGATAATGCAAGACAGGAAGCTGTTTATGGAGATGAGCTTAAATATGAGGAAGAGCAGGACAAGTTTCCTGTTCAACCTACAAGCGATTACACAAAGACAGCTATTAAGCGTATGCCAACAGCGGACTTACAGGCACTTGCCTTAGAGCAAGGCATTGAGAATGCAATGGAGCTTACAGGAGCAGAACTTAAAGAACTGTTAATCGAAAAATTAGGATTATAGGAGGCACGTCATGGAATTAAAAGACACTGTGGAGATGATGACCAGTGCTGATTACAAAGAGAGATTTAAAGCAGAGTATCAGCAAGTGGTTATTCGCTATAAGAAACTAAAAAATATGCTTGATAAGTGGGATAACGATGAACTTACATTTACTCCAACTTGCCCTAGAAGTACATATAATATGCAGATTAAAGCAATGACAGATTATATTGCAGTCCTTGAAGCAAGAGCGGTAATGGAAAATGTAGAGCTTTAGAAAGGGTTTGAACTATGGCAGAATACACCACATTAGAGCAAGTTAAAATCAGACTTAAACAATTTCATATTGATACAATCGCAAATGATGATGAAACAACATCTGATGTGGTAGTGTTCGATAGCAAAGAAGATAATCCGATAATCGAACAGCTCATTAAACAAGCTACAGAAGATGTGAAAGCAAGAAGAAACTACCCCGACAGCTACACAGATGAAATGATAACTGAAGATTTGAAGAAATTTGAAAGTGTTATCGTTAATCTTGCAGTCTATGACCATTCACAGGCAGGCGAAGCATTTATGGCAAGTTACAATGAGAATGGCGTAAACAGAACTTGGAGAGACAGAGATAGCTTATTTGTCGGGGTATTCCCTTTTGCTAAGGTTTTATAGAAGATTGTGCGTTACCATGTTGCTGATGTCGACAATATGGTAGCAGGCGGCACACATTAAGGGTGGTGGGCGGTGTGCCATTATTAATTATGAAAGGCGGTATATCAATGCCAATAGCAGTAATTATAAGCATTATTTCAGTTGCTTTTTCCGTCTTTTTCGGACTGTTTACGTTGGGATTTAATCTTAAGAACAACAAAAAGTCTGACAATGAAGAACTTACAGAGCGTGTAAAGGAAAATACACGCATAAATATGAAACTTGACACAATATCAGGCAACACAACAGAGATAAAAAATGAAGTTATAGAAATGAGAAAAGAACTTAATTCTCATGATAACAGGATTATTAAGGTTGAGGAAAGTGTAAAGTCGGCACACCACCGAATAGACGGATTGGAAGCACGACTTAATGAAGATAAGGAGGTATAGCAGAATGGATATAACATCGGTAACAACAGTTGTAGCAATCGTTGTAATTACATATCTGATAGGCTTAGGAGCCAAAGCAATCCCACACATTAAGGATAATTACATTCCTATAATCGTAGGCGTTGCAGGCGGTATCTTAGGCATTATAGGTATGTATGTAATACCTGACTTTCCGGCAAATGATATTCTTAATGCAATCGCAGTAGGAATTGTGTCCGGATTATCAAGCACAGGTGTTAATCAGATTTATAAGCAGGTAAAGAACAATGCTTGACATTAATAAGCAGGCTATGAAGTATTCACTTCAAGGACAGACAGTAACTATCTATGAAAGAGATGATGAGGGCAATATCCTTTATGAGGGTTATACCGACACAGAGGGTAACTTCATTCCTTATCTTGATGATGAGGGAAATAAGATACCCAAAGTTCTTGAAGAAAAAACAGGTTTTTTAGAGCCGGTTGATTTCAAAGCAAACATATCATTCAGCGGTGGAGAAGCGCAGAGTAAAGAATACGGCTTTGATACCGCTGATTTTGACGCTATTTTACTGACAGATAGGAATATGTTGCCTGTTCAAAAAGGCGACCTTATCTGGCTTGATAGCAAGCCTACATACACATCTGACAGCCTTGTTGATGAAACATCGGCGGATTTCACGATTGTAGGCATTAAGCCGGCATTATATTCAACTAAGTATATGCTTAAAGCGGTTGTAAAGTAGGTGACTATGGAAGATATAAAGATTGATGTTTTAGGAACTGAATATGTTGTGAAGTTCAAAGAACTAAATGACGAAGATATTGACGGATTTTGTGATAACACACAAAAATTAATAGTCATTCGTTCGGATAACGAAAATAAAGTTGGAGATTTCAAATATTTACAGAAAAAACAGCTAAGACACGAAATTATTCACGCGTTTATGTCTGAGAGCGGTTTACAGTGTAATTGGCAGCATATAGAACAATTTGGACACGATGAAACAACTATTGATTGGTTTGCAATCCAGTCACCTAAAATATTTAAAGTTTTTGTGGACTTAAAATTGCTCTAAGGCGGTGCAATATGGCGAGACATACAATTAATATATCCTTGTCTGAAAAGTCCGTAAATGAAGCTATCAGACAGCTACAACAGTATAAGCAGAGTTTACAGTATAAATGTGAATTGTTTGTTGAACGACTAGCAGAATTAGGCGACAAAGCGGCAATTATGAGTGTTAATGAAAGTCCATTAGGTAGGACAGTAACATTAAGAGTTGACAGAAAGCCTATTCAAGACGGATACCAAGCCATTTTGATTGCTACTGGCAAAACTATTGAGGTAGAAGATAGAGAGCCATTTTACACGCTTTTAGCAATTGAATTTGGTGCTGGTATTTATTACAACAGCGGTAACGAGAACCCAAAAGCTAATGATTTCGGCTTGGGCGTAGGGACATATCCAGGACAAATCCACGCATTCAGCGACGGTTGGTACTACTTGGGTAATGATAATCAATGGCACTATACACACGGCGTTAAAGCCACAATGCCTATGTACAACGCCACAATGGAAATTGTTAAACAGTATAAGCGGATAGCGAAAGAGGTGTTCGGCTAATGGCAAATGCAAACGATTGGGCGATAGACCTTGAAAGCACAGTCACAGCACTTGTCAAGGCTACAGCCCTAACACAATTAAAGAAAACATATCCAAAGATAGTTATAACAAATGAGGGGGAAAACAGCGGTCAGGCAGTATTCCCAACAGTATACATACATCTGTTGCCAGCGGTAGAGCAAGGGCAAACGCTTGATGGGCAGACAATTAATGCTTTGTTGGCAACATTCCAAGTAGATGTTACTACTAACACAAGCAAAGCTGATTGCCGTAAGGTTATGGCAATAATTACAGATGCATTCAAGATAATGAGATTCCAAGGCACATCAATGCCGGAATTTTCAATCAGCAATAAAGTACACAAGAGTACCGCTAGATTCAGACGAATGATAGCGGCAAATGACGGATTAATGTAACAAAGAGCAGAAATGCTCTTATTTTTTTGCAAATTTTTAGGAGGTAGACAATGGCAGATGCAGTAGCAGGATTAAGTACACTGGGCGTTACTTTCTCTTATGGAGTTGAAACAACAGCAGGCACAAAGCCAACATCATTTAAGTTGCTTACAAGAATTAACTCTATTGACGAGATTACAGTAACACCGGAAGCAATAGACGCTTCGGCACTTGAAGATAAACGGACAAGAAACATTGCAGGCAGAGATACAGTTACAGATACAGTTGCAGTTACAGTTAACAAGACGGACGCAACAATTAAGGAGTGGAAAGACGTTATCACAGCTTACAATGAATTGACTGGTGGCAAGAGAATGTGGTTCCAGGAAATCACACCAGGTATTACAGATGCAGAGTTCTTTGTGGCACAGCCACCATCAAAGTTACCAATTACAAGGAAAGAGCAGAACGGACTCCTTACAATGGCTATCAACCTTATTATTGAGGATATGATAGGAACAGATACAGCAGTTGTCCCAACATCGGGGGAATGATGAGCTATTCGACTAAATCTAAAAAGGCTGTGTCGGATAGCGTAGAAAACGCCAAAACAGCCGATTACACATCATATCTTGATGATGTAACAGAATAATTATTTTAAAAGGTAGGTGCGGTGTAAAATCCGCACCTTTCCCTATATGGTGACAGGGTGGGAAAGGGTAAAAATTATGATGAATATTAATGTAAACGGAAAAGAATACAAAGTTGAGTTCTCATTCGGTGCAGCAGAGTGTAAAGAGATAGTGCAGAAAATGTTTTCTGTTGTTAATGGTTCTTACTTACTTGCACAGACAGATAAAAGTGTTGCACAGGCTTCCTTTGATGGATTAGCAAATATGACAGCAGATGTGCCAGAAATTTGCATATTGGCTATCTATGCAGGCTGTACTGATAATAACCCAGTCACAATGGATGAAGCAAAGGAACTTACTAGAGCATATATTACAGAGAAGAGAAAGACGGATAAGAGTTACGGATACAGAGCATTATTCGAGGAAATCAAGAAAGCGATGGAAGATGATGGTTTTTTCGAGTTGAGCGGAATAACAGCGATGTTAGAGGAAATGGCGAACAATGTGGAAGAAGCGACACAGGAACAGAAGAAACCGACAGCAGTTCCACAAGACCACAAGAAAAAGCAGACTTCCGCAAAATAATCTGGGAAGAATATTTTGTTTTAGCCAGTTCACTAGGCGTTAGTTATTCGGACTTTTTAAAAATGACACCTAAAAAGCTATGGGCAGTTGTAGAGGGTAAGAAACTTGAAAGACAACGGATAGATTCAGATATATGGCTTGCAGTAGGTAACTACATACTCCCAGCAATTAAGATAGGTGTTAGGAGTGGTGCTTGGGGCAAGGGCGAACTTGAATACCCGAACAAGCCTATTTACAGCGATATTAGCAAAAAAGAAAATACCGAAGATGAAATACAAAGAAAGAGAGAAGAGTTTGTCTTGAATATGAAAATACGCAAAGCAAACTGGGATTTAACACACCCTAAAAATGATAAGCCGGAGGTATAAATCGTGGAATTAGATTCATTAGAAGTCAAAATTACCGGTACTGCCACTAAAGCTATCAATTCTGTTGATAAACTGATAAATCAGCTTACAAGGCTATCTACATCACTTGCGACTGTGAATGGCTCATCATTAAGCAGCCTTGCAAACGGCGTTAGTCAGTTAGGTTCTGCTATGCAGAATATGAACGCAGGAACAGCAGATTTTACAAGACTTGCCAAAAATATCACAAAGATAGGTTCTGTTGATTCAGCCGCACTTGCTAACACAGCTACATCACTTGAAGCTGTTACGAAAGCGGTTGCAAGCATATCAGCCATACCACAGAACGCAACACAAGTCACAGAATTTGCAAAATCATTAGGTAAGCTAGGCAGTAAAAGTATCGAAAATGCCACAGTGAATATCCCTAAACTGGGTAATGCGCTGAATGGCTTAATGACCACATTATCAAGAGCACCTAATGTAAGTAGTAATGTTATTGCTATGACTAACGCATTGGCTAATTTAGCAAGCCAAGGTTCAAAGGTGGGTACTTCTTCAAACTCACTTCAAAAGTCGCTGTATGGCGTTTCTACAAGTGCTAGAACAGCAACTAAAAGCAGTTGGAGCTTAGCAAGTGCGATAGGTAAGTTTTATGCCACTTATTTTATGGTTATCAGAGGTTCTAAGAAACTTGTAGAAGCAATCAAGTCAACGACAGATTACATTGAAGCGTTCAACTATCAAGCGGTTGCGTTTGGTAAGATTGGTTCAGAATGGGATAAGGATTACGAAAAGTACGGATATGATAACGCAACGGCATACGCAGAGAGCTTTCAAAGTAGAGTAAATGATACTCTTGGAAAGTTATCTGGATTGAAAGTTAATGTTCAAGGTGGCTTGCTTGAAGAAAGTGGAGCAAAAAACTTAGGGCTTAACATACAAGAGATAACACAATACGCTTCACAGTTAGCTTCTGTTACTAATTCGTTAGGGCAGACTGGTGAAGCGACAACGGCTATAACAAAGTCAATGACAATGCTTGCAGGCGATATAAGCTCGCTTTTTAATGTGGACTATTCAACGGTAGCACAGAACTTACAAAGTGGCTTAATCGGTCAATCAAGGGCATTGTACAAGTATGGTATTGATATTACTAATGCTACATTGGCAACATACGCTTATAATTTAGGCATTTCTAAATCTGTATCAGAAATGACACAGATGGAAAAACAGCAATTAAGAGTGTTGGCTATACTAGACCAATCAAAAGTATCGTGGGGGGATTTAGCCAATACAATCAACTCGCCAAGTAACATGTTACGCCAGTTCAGCAACAATATGAAAGAAGTCGGAATGGTGGCAGGACAGCTGTTTATCCCAATTCTTTCAAAGGTTATGCCAATAGTAAACGGAGTAACTATTGCAATCAAAAGATTATTAGTCAACCTCGCTTCTTTAATGGGTGTTAAGATTGACTTTGAGAGCTTCGGACAAAGCGGATACAAAGATACTTCTGACGGACTGGAAGATATTTCAGACGGATACCAAAATGTAGCGGATTCAGCAAAAAAAGCTACATTATCCCTTATGGGATTTGACGAAATAAATAAATTGCAGGACGATACAAGCTCAAGCAAGGGTTCAAGTGGCGGCGGTGGTAGCAGTATTGACTTAACAGATGATATTACTAAGGCGGCGGCTGATTATGAAGCGGCATGGAATAAAGCATTTGCCAATATGGAAAATTCAGCAACCGAATGGGCGGACAAAATAGAGAAAGCCATAAAAAAGGGTGACTGGTACGGGATAGGTACTTACGCAGGTAAGCAAATAAACAAAGGGGTAAATGCTGTTCCGTGGAAAAAAACAGGAGAAGCAATTACAACAGCCGTTTGTAAAACATTAGATTTTGCAGATGGCTTTATCAGTTCCGTAGATTGGGAGCAATTAGGCAAAGATATAATTAAATTTATTGAAGGAATAAATTTAGGTAAAATAGCAGTAAAAGTATCTGATTTAACAATCGATTTAGCTTTATCTGCAATAAAGCTATTATGGGGTGCTTACCAAGAAATATATGACAAATGGGGAATTGCTGGTATCTTAGCTTCTTTAATTGTTCCTGGTGGAGTTGTTACTATTAAATTTATTACAGAATTTTCAGCAAGCATAGAAGACAGCAAGTATGTAAAAAAAGCTAAAGATGCTGTAGAAGATATTAAACTTGCTGTACAAGAAAAATGGGATGAAATTACAGACTGGTGGAATAATACAGCTATTGTAAACTGGTGGAACAATGATGTAACACCATGGTTCGAAAAAGAAACATGGGTTGACGCTGTTGACGGAATGAAATTAGGAATACAAGAAAAATGGGATTCAATCGTTGGTTGGTGGAACAGCCTTGCAATTGTTTCTTGGTGGAGCAATGATGTAATGCCATGGTTTACTAAGGAGAAATGGGAAAACTTAGCCGACGGAATTAAAAAAGGCATTCAAGGGAAGTGGGATGATGTTGTAGATTGGTGGGATAGCAAACCGGCACTTCAACGCATTTCTGTGGCTATCGAAGATTTTAAAGCCAAAATACAGAACGCTTGGAACAGCTTTAAGCAGTGGTGGAATGATTTAGGACTTGAATTTCCACACATTGATACACCACACTTTAAAATTGACGGAGAATTTAGCCTTGCACCGCCTAAAGTACCAAAAGTCAGTATTGATTGGTATGCAAACGGCGGATTCCCAGGTAAAGGGCAATTGTTTGTCGCAAACGAAGTCGGACCCGAAATGGTTGGTACTATGGACGGAAGAACGGCGGTAGCTAACCAACAGGAAATTACACAAGGTATTGCTAATGCGGTTTATCCGGCAGTTTACAATGCTGTTAGGGCGGCTATGGCAGAAAGTAGCAATAATATCAATGTAACGCTACAAGGCGACGCAGATAAGCTATTTACAATGGTACAAGATAAAGCTAACAGCTATACAAATATGACAGGTCAAGCAGCCTTTCCGTATTGATAAGATAAAAGTATTGTGTTATTCTTTTGCTATATATAAAAAGCAAAGGGGTAACGCAATATGAAAAAGAAAAAGAAACTTTACATCGGTTTGGCAATAGCTTTTGTCTTAGTCTTGATAATAGTTTACGGCAATAGAAGTACCGATACAAAGACAGAAAACACTAATACCACAACAGAAAAAAGCAGTGATAATGCCACTTATAACAATACGGAATTTAAGTATCTTAAGCATGAAATTATAAATAATAATGAAAAAGATATACTTATTGTTTATTTTGATTTCACTAATAATTCTAAAGACAATACCAGAGCTGCATATAATTATGACATAAATTGTTTTCAAAATGGCGTAGAATTGGATTATCCTTTACTCAAAGTTGTCAAAGAGGAAGATAATATTATGAAAGAAATACAGCCAAACACGTCTATTACAATTGCGGAAGCGTTTATTTTAAATGATAGAAGTAATGTAGATTTAGAGGTGGAAGCCCATTCGTCATTTATTGATAAAAAACTTATAAAATTAACATTAGAATTACAGTAGAGGGAATATGTATGTCAGTAAAAAAAGAACTAAACGAAATGCTAGAAGCAATAGGAGTGAAGAAGAAACAGCAACCACAAATTCAACGCCCACTAAGTCCTAACTTTAAAGGAGTGTACAGAGCGACAGAAAACGGATTGATTGAAGTATATTGTCCAAGATGTAGTAGTTGGGATTGTTCTCACACGCAGATTACAACAACTGTACCGCAGAAATCCAAAACAAGATATACTATTAATCTGAATCCTTTAAGACCGTTTACACTGGTTAATAAGAAAGAGAAGATTAAGCAACAGGGCGGAACTTATTCACAACATAGGTTTGTATGTAACAGATGTGGACTGATTTTTTGGTAATACATGATTTTAATGGAGCGTATCTTTTTGGTGCGTTCCATTTTTTATTAAAAAGTACTTGACAATTATTGCACGTGCATTTATTATAATAACATAAATATTGCAAGGGCAATAATTGAAAGGAGTGATTATTATTAGTCCAGCAGGAAGACCACATAAGGAAAACCCTAGAAATGTTAATCTTAATATCAGAATAACAAAAGATGAAGCTAATCGTATTCAGAAATGTGCTGATGAATTGAAATTAACAAGAACTGACACCATTATGAAAGGTATAGGGTTAGTAGAAAAAGAACTTAAAGGCAACAAAAAAGAGTAGCCACAAGTCGGTCAAAACTTATAGTGACTACTCAAAACACACCCACAAGGGATATAGGATATTCTACTATACCTCTTGTGGGAAATCAATAGTTTTTTAACAGAAAGAGGTAAAAGAATGAGAGAAAGTATTGTGGAATCCATTATTGGTAACTTAGAACATATCAACCTGCATTTCTTAAAATGCGTGTTAGCTTACACAAATGTATTAGCAGGGAATAAGAGAGGGGAAAATCGGTAATGGAAGAAAACAGAGAAAAGCTCCACGAGATGATTGACAGCATAACAGACGATGGCAAAATTGAATACTTTTTAGCCTTTATAAGTTGTTTCATAGAAAAGTGGGGCAAATAAATATTATTGCGTGAGGCATTGTGGGCATATACTCCCACTACGCAATAGATTCTGTTTAGAGCAAATGATAAAATTTTTGTAGGAGGTAAAATAATGAGTTATAATTATCCAACTACAAAAGATAGTTCTCACAATGAGATTAAAGCACCTATGAACACTAAGAATATTTGCGGCGTAGACTGCTATGAGCAGAATGGCGTTGCTTACTTAAGATTGGAAAATGTTGCTAGAGGACTTGGTTTCACAAGAATTGCCGCAAGTGGCAATGAAGTTGTCAGGTGGGAAAGAGTAGAACAGTATCTAAGAGATATTGGTTTTTTGCAGGAAGCTGCAAAAACCGGCGTACCCACTTGTGGGCACGATGATTTTATCCCGGAAAACATCTTCTACCGACTAGCAATGAAAGCCAAAAATGAAACAGCAGAGAAATTTCAAGCATTAGTAGCTGATGAGATTATTCCGTCAATTCGTAAGAATGGAATATATGCTACTGATAATGTTATTGATGAAATACTGAATAATCCAGACTTTGGAATAGAATTATTAACAAAGTTAAAACAGGAAAGACAAGCAAGAGTTGAAGCAGAAAGAAAGAACGCTATCTTAACACATGTCAATAAGACATATACAATGACAGAGATTGCTAAGGAACTGAATCTGAAATCTGCTATTCAACTTAACAAGTTACTTGCTGATAAAAAAATCCAATACAGTGTCAATGGAACTTGGGTTCTTTACTCGCCATACAGCAGTATGGGATATGAAGAGATTAAGCAAGAAATCCTTGACAATGGTAAGGTTATTTATCACAGGAGAATAACACAGCTTGGAAGAGAATTTATACTGCAATTATTCAATGAAGTTGCATAGATTTTCTTGAGAATATTAGAATGGCTCAAACAGAAATAAATATAATGGTTGCAAGAAATTTGTAACCACATTAAGGAATGTATCAGAAATGGTGCATTCCTTTTTTAATGCCTTGAAAGGGGTGGTTTGATTGATTGACGCAGTTGTGATTGAGGGGGTTAGATTCCCAGTAGCATATAACGGCTACACATACAGTAGGAATAAGATATGGTCTAAGAACACAGGAAGAAATGATTATGGAGAAATGGTAGGCACAATCGTGGATATCAAAGACAAAGTGGAACTTCAATTACCGCCATTAACAGGTGAACAGGCACTATTACTTGATAATGTAGTAAGCGACATAGATAACCCATTCCCAACAGCACAAGTCCTATTTTTAGGTGGTACACAAAAGGAAATGACAATATACACAGGAGATGTGACATATCCGTATCTCACAAGGGCAAAGAATGAGGACGGACTTATAGTCGGAGCAAAATTAAGTTTAATTCAGAAATAAAGGAGAGTTACACATGAAACTTAAAACAAGTGAGTTAATAGACAGATTCCAGAGCTTAAGCAACATATCGCATGACAAGACTACAGGCAGAATTGCTATGGCTGTTATGTGTAATATCAAGGCGTTAGAAGAATTATATAAGGCAACATTACAGACTATAGAAGATACTAAGGTTAAGTATGCAGATAAGGACGACAGTGGTAATCCAGTTATCAACGATAATCAGTATCAGGTTACATCAGATAACTTAAAGAAACTACAGGAAGAATTACAGGAAATCAATGAACAGGAGATTGAAGTGCCTGACATGACAATGCTTCCTATGGACGCGTTTGATAAATGTGAAGAAATTACACCAGCTAAATTATACTCAATCGAGTTTATGATATCACATTAATTAATCAATAAAGGCGGTGTAGAATGAAGATATTAGACACAGCTATGACGGAAATTGTTAGGGGAAATAGTACAAGATACTATTCTAAGTATGTCGTTGATGGAGAAGAACATACCGAAACGCTTAACAATTTCAAGTTCCAAAACATAACAAATCCTAATAACGAAATTACGATAGGTAACACTTGCAGTAGCAGTGTTACCTTTTCTATTTATATGCCAACAATAAGCCTCGAAAATAAGGAGATTACCATATTCGAGGGTGTTAAGGTTGGAGCAGAAATTAAGTATATTAAGTTGGGAATATTTACAGTTACTAAACAGACAAGTGACGGAGAGTATACAAGCTACGAAGCATACGACAGAATGTATAAGGCTGACATGCCTTACTTCTCGGATATGGCATTTCCTAGCACAGATAAAGCTATTCTTAATGAGATATGTGGCAAGTTAGGCATATCTTTAGCAACAAATATAGCCACAGCACATACTATCAACGACAAACCACAAGGATATACTTACAGAGAAATTATCGGTTATATGGCTATGCTACAAGGTTGCAATGCGGTAATTAATTCTGACGGAAACCTTGAATTAAGGTGGTATAAAGATAGCGGTTATGTACTTGACGGACATAAGTATTATCAGCAGGGCGTTACCTTTACGACATCTAAGGATTTCATAATACAAAAACTGACTTGTAATAACACAAAATCCGGCGATAAGGAAACTAGCACGATTACCAGTGGTAGCGGTGCAACAGGACTTAGCTTTGTTAACCCATTTATGACGCAGGCAATTCTTGATGAAGTCTATAAAAAGATAGGTGGTTTTACATTTAGACCGCTTACAGTTAAGTTTGTCGGTGACTACCGACTAGAAGTTGGTGACATTATAACTGTCAACAAGGGTGGCGTTGATTACAAAGTGCCTATAATGCAGATTACGCACGAATGTGACGGCGGCTTAATGGATACCGTTACATCTATAGGTCAATCTGACACAGAGAATACAAGCGTTGCTTCTGGTCCTATTACTAAGCAGATGGAACGGTACTATGCCGACTTGATACTTGTAAATAAAGCACTTATCAATAAGCTATCTGTTGATGAAGCTGATATCAGATACGCAAGCATTGAAACCTTAAAGGCTGTTAATGCTAATATTGATAACCTTAAAACAAATAAATTAGATGCAACATATGCAGATATCATTAATGCTAATGTGGAAAGTCTTAAGGCGGCTAATGCTGAAATTACGCAATTGAAAGCTAATTCATTAACGGCGGATATAGCAGATTTAAAGTACGCACAAATTGATTTTGCCAATGTCAAAGGACAAGTTGTAACAACATCGCTTATAAAAGATGGTGCGGTAACAAATGAAAAGGTGCAAAGTCTTTCGGCAAACAAATTGACAGCTGGTATTATTGACGCAAGCAAGATTACAGTTACTAATCTCAATGCTGATAATATCACAGTAGGCACAATTAACGGAAAACGCATAGGAACAGGTTCTTTATCTTTGGATAAGTTAGCTGAAGAAGTGCCAACAAAAGAATACTTAGATAAAGTGCAGGAGGATTTACAGGGGCAAATTGACGGCAATATTGAGACATTCACAAAGACAGAAATACCTACACTTAATAATGAGCCGGCTGTTAATTGGACAGACACAGCTACAAGAAAGAAACATATAGGCGACATCTGTTATGTGGTTAATTCGACTTCAAGTGCAGATGGATATTCATACAGATTTGCCAATACTGGCACAGAACAAGCACCTGTATATGAATGGGTATTGATTAAGGATAGCGATGTTACTAAGGCATTGCAAGACATTATTAACATCAATGGCGAGATTTCCGGCATTAAAAAGTTTGATGTTGAAATCAGCTCATGGAAAACTAATACAGACAGTGAATTATCAAGCCTTAAGACACGAACAACCAGCCTTGAAACTGATATGGGTAACAAGGTTGATACTACGACATTTAATGAGGTTAAACAGACTGTTGATGAAAATAGTTCTACTATAACCAAAATGTCCGAAACACTTAGCAAAAAAGCTGATAGTAGTACAGTTACTGCATTGAATAATACGGTTAATAGCATTAAACAGACAACAGACATTAACACATCAAGCATATCAAGTCTTACAACTGTAGTTGAGAAAAAAGCTAACCAGGATGAAGTTACAAGCATATCTAATAAGCTGACAACTGTTGAGCAGAATCTAAATGGGCTAAAGGTTGATGTTACAAATCAATACCAATATATTGATAATCAGCTCAATGGTAATCATAAGATATATGAGATTGCACATGTGCCAACTAAAGATAATTACCCAGCTAATGAATGGAGCATACAAGTATATCCAAGTGATGATATGTACCCTAGTGATAGCACATGGGAGTACACAGAAGACGAGTATGAGAAGTATGTTGGAACTATTGCATATTGGAAAGATCAGCAAAGGGCATGGAGATTTATTCGGAAGTCTAATGGAACGCATGATTGGGTTGAAATTAGTGCTACAGAAACAACATATCTTCTTAATCAGAACGCTTCATTAAGAATTGATGTGAGCAATATAAGTACAAGTCTATCTTCTCTTACAACTAATGTTCAGAACAATTACAGTACAACAACGCAGATGAACAATGCTATTACACAAGCTATCACAGCAGAAAGCAACAGCATTAAGTTAGAAGTGTCTGGTACTTATGCAACTAAAAAGAGCCTTGAAAGCTATGCTACAACAGCAAGTCTTGACCTTTATATTAAGAAAGACCCAACGACAGGGGAACTTAAATCTGCAATTGAAGCTATAGCAGACGACATTACACTTAATGCAAGTGGAACAATTAACATTAGTGGTAATAAGTCTGTTAATATTAACGGCGACTTGTTCACATTAACGACAACTAATACCACTATTTCAGCAGATGGAACAATCACATGTAAAAAATTAAATGCTAAAGGTAGCACAATAGGCGGATACACAATTAATGATTATACTTTAGTGGGTGAACAAGTTGGAATAAGTAGTAAAAGCGGATATGCTTGGGCGTTTTGGGCTGGTTCTGATACACCAGAAAATTCTGTGTTTAAGGTAGGACATGATGGTAGCTTGTATGCAAAATCAGCTCATATTACCGGAGGAGATATAGACATTAACACAAGTACATTGAGTACATCTGCAATTAAACTGAATTACAACAGTAGACATGCTAAAATGTCTCCTTACCAAATAAGTTATACATCAGATGAATATGAATCATTTATGGATGCAGACGGCTTCGCAATTTTGGATAAAAGCGGAAATACTATATCTGAATTAAGAGATAAGTCTTTAATGTTAAATCAGGGAAATTGTTATGTGTATGGATATTATTATATAAGTTCTGGCGGTGCATGGGTTGAACTGTCGGAGTGGATTAAGCAAAAATTAGGTATATAAACCCGCACAGCGGTAGAAAGGAAAAACAATATGTTAAGTATAACAAGAACAACAAATTTAAGCGGAACATCTGTGATTAACGGTCAATCAGCTATGACAATGTATGCGGCTATTCCAGAAACTGGTTCATTGACAATTAGTCAGACAATTACTAACAAGGAATTATACCTTGCAAATCAGACACAATGTGATAACGATTATGAGAATTTTAAGGCGGAAGTTAATAAGTTGCTAAAGAATGAACAACAGATTACAAATTCAGACACAACAGCAACAGTATAAATTATCAAAGAGTGTGGGTTTAAGTCCGCACTCTTATTTTTAAGGAGGTAAATATGAGCCTAACCGGTTTTTTTTCGTACAGCCGTGTAAACTGGCAACAATCGCCAAGTAAAAGTACTCCGCTTAGTGCGGCAAACCTAAATGTAATGGACGCAGGCATTAAGAATAACAATGACATGATTAGCAATATTCGTGACGAGATTACACAATTAAACAGCAATATTGACGTTAAAAACTCTTTTTGCAAAAATATTGCAAGTATAAATGGTACTCTTGAAGGTTATGGTTATAATTATTGCTATTATAATAAATCTACCAAAACAGGGATTTTATACTTTGCTTCAAAAATTGAAACCCAAGATTCTGCACAGAATAATTTTACCGGATATTACGATGTGACAACAGTCCTTAAAAATATGGGTATTAGCTTTAATAAAGTATTGGAAAGCAATTATACTCCATACGATTCCGCAGGTGCAGTTCGACAAAAGTTGGTTAACTATGGAACAACATTGTTATATAGCTCTGCAAGTCAACATTATGCTTTTGCTCGATATTATACAAAAGATGGAAAGAAAGGCGCATGGGCAACAAGCGAATTCCAAAAGGGCGATTATATTACAGGTTCGCTTATATTTAGTTAAGTTTCAGAGGCTGCTTTAGTAATTGCACCGTCGTATTTAATATTATTGCTGTTTAGCCGCGGAATGAGAATAAGACGCAAGGCATTGACAAAAATTACAGAAGAAGATGTAAGGCATTTTTATTGAACATGACAAACTGCAAGAAGCAATTTGCAAGGTTGGCAGTGCCGCATAACATTAACAATATAATATTCGCAATCAAGCACCTTAGTGGAAACACTGGGGTGCTTTTTTGATACACATTTTTCTAGGTTTAGGAGGTAATTTATGAGTAAATTATTCGGAATTGACACATCAAGATGGCAGGGAGATTTTGATTTCAAAGCTGCAAAGGATAATGAGGGCGTGGATTTTGCAATCATCAAGGCAGGCGGTGCTGATGATGGTTTATATGAAGATAGAGAGTTTGAGAACAGCTATAATAAGTTGAAAAGCGCAGGCATCCACAAGGGAGCATATTTCTTCGGTAACGCATTAAGCAATGACGAAGCTGTAAATGAAGCCAGATACTTTGCACAGCTCTTAGCAGGCAAATCATTCTGCTATCCAGTATTCTATGATGTTGAAGCAGGCATGGTTACTGGCAATGACCTTACGGACATTATTATGGCATTCCTTGATGAAATGAGAAACGCAGGATATAAGAATGTGGGCTTATACTCATATGAGAACTGCATTAACAATTATGTAGACATTTCAAGAGTAAAAGAAGCTGGTTATGCCGTTTGGGTAGCAAAGTATTCAGATACAGAACCTAGAATTGCTGTTGATTATGACATATGGCAGTTTGGCGGCGGCGTTAATTATCTTAGAGACACACAGATTAACGGACAGACAGTAGACCAGAACTATTGTTACACTGATTATTGCACAGACCATGTAGTTGAAGACATCACAGTGCCAGACTATGAGCCAGTGCCAGATACTAAGTATCATAAAGGCGATACAGTTAAGGTTATTAACGCTATCCAGTACGATAATGGCGAGCCATTCAACACTTACTATGATGAGTACAGCGTTTTATCAGCCAGTGGCAGAAGAGTTGTTATTGGTGTTGGTGGCGTAACTACTGCTGCTATTGACGAGGATAACATCAACCTTGTTAAGTGTATTTATGACAATGACAATGATATCAACACAGATACAGTAAGTCGTGGTGACGGCAAGAAAGTCAGAGTACTTGATAACATTGATTATGACGGCGTGAGATTTGCGACATATTATGATGAATATGATGTAATTGAAGAAAATGGAGACAGAGTTGTTATAGGTATTGGTACAACAATCACAGCTGCTGTCAATATTGCTAATCTTGAGTTTATTGGCGGCTCAAGTTCTGATGATACACCTACAGATATCCCATTCAGTAAAGATATTGAAGAGGGTAGCACAGTAAGATTTGTCGGAAACACAGATTATGACGGCACAGCTATTAAGGCTTGGTTTGATGAATATACAGTATCAGAAAAAAGCGGAGACAGAGTTGTCCTTGTGCATGACGGAGAATTATTCGCGGCGGTCAATGTAGCCGATTGTGAATTAGTCTAACCTTAACAAAAATACCGGGAGTGCAATGCTCCCGGTAATATCTTAATGAATAAGCACATAGCAAGCATAATACTTACAATTCTCTTTTTCATAGGCAAATCCCCTTTAAATTTAATTTTACTAATCATATCACAATATGCATAATTTGTCGAATATTGTCGAAACTTGCGATATTTTTAAGTTGATTTTTATATTATCAGTATTTATAATAATAATTGTCCGAGAGATTCGGACGAAATCTTCAAGTTTTGGCTAGGTGGCACTGTTTGATTGGCGTTGGCAGTGTCACCGCTGAAAACTGTTAATCTACTGGGGGTAGATTGACATACAAGAACAGATGTTCTATAATAACACCATCGCTACCAGTGTTATATCGTGCAATAAGGGGGATATATGGAGAATGAGGACTATAAACAAAAGATTATCGGATTAATAGAAAAAATAGAAAATACAGGTACATTAGAGTACCTGTATTCATTCATAGAAAACTTCTTGAAGAGGTGGGGGTAAAACCCTACTTCTTTTCTTTTCGAGATAACATAACATCTATCATATCTAATATTGTTTCTTTATCTCTTTGCTCTAACATAGAAAACTTCCAAAGTAAATCAATATCTTTTTCAGCTTCTTTTGAATTATCCTTACGGATTGGTGAAACATCAAATCCCATTAGCCACGCTTCTGACACGTTCAAAGCCATTCCTAAGACAACTAACTTTTCTTGACTAGGTTCAACTTTTCCTGACACATATTGACTAATATCTGACTTATTCATCTTGATATTGTATTTCTTGCAATAAGGCAATGATAAGTTCAAAATATCAACCTGTTTTAACTTACGTTCTTTCATTAGCTGTTCAAGCCTATCTGATGTACTTTCTTTCATTTTGGTTATCCTCCTTTCTGTTGATAATATAGCATTATTTGAACAAAAGTTCAAGACGTAAAACTTAAAAAGTAAAAAATATTGAACTTTTTATTGACACATTGGTTTGATAATGATATTATACAATCAGTTCAAAACATTGAACTTAAAATGTAGAAAGGAGAAAAAATAGAATGGCTTTTAATTACAGTAAGTTAAGAGGTCGCATAATTGAAAAGTATGGAAGTCAGACAGACTTTGCTAAGGCGTTTGGCTGTTCAGACAGGACTTTATCACTTAAAATGACAGGCAAGCGACCTTGGAAACAGGTTGAGATTTTAAAAGCAATTAAATTATTAGATTTATCAGAAGATGATATACAGGATTATTTTTTTGCTTTAGAAGTTCAAAACATTTAACTTTTAGAAAGGAGTAACGAGTGGAAAGAGAACTGAAAGAATTAATCCAGATTGAAAAGAAAAGAAATTCCTTGCTTGAAGAAATCAACCGGTCATTGAAGAAACTTGCAAGCAAGGAAGATAAAGAGTATCAGGGTGAAGTTGGCAAATCAGCTTTTAATCTTGATTAAGCCAGTTATGATTTTTACAATCTCACCTCTTTTCCCAATAGAATAAGAGGATTATAGCACAAAGTACAAACAGATTAGAATTTTTGATATTGATGCAATAGAAAAGTGATGGTAGCGGCAAATAGTTACAAACTTTTATTCAAACATCATTAGTTCTTTTTGACAGGGATAGCGCCCTGTTCGTATCAAGTGTGAATTACCTACCGATTGGCAGTTTTGTCTTTAGCATATTTATTTAATTCTATTGATATAGAAATAAGAGTATACAGGGTACAGAAGTCTAAACCACAGAAGTATGAGCCGACCACTGATATACACAATGCTATGACAGTATCCATACAATCTCCTTTCGGAAAGTGTCTACCATCACTTCTCTATTGTATCAATAAATATAAAGTTCTACAAGTTACAGCAGATAGGAATGAGCAGAATTGCTCAAATGCGCCTTAAAAGGAATATATCACACATTATTTAGAAAGGAATGTTTATGGAGTTACAGATTTTTAGCAATTCAGAGTTTGGAGAAATCCGAACTATTACTAAAGATAATGAACCTATGTTTTGCTTGGCTGATGTATGCAAGGCATTGGAAATATCAAATGTAGGAAATGTTAAGCAGAGGTTATCTGAAAAGGGTATCCATACTGCGGACACCCTTACAAAGGGTGGAATGCAGAAAATGACATTTATTAGTGAAGCTAATCTTTACAAGACAATCTTTCAGAGCCGTAAAGAAAGTGCGGAAAGATTTACAGATTGGGTTACATCAGAAGTTCTTCCGTCAATCAGAAAAACAGGAAGTTACAGTAAGCCTTTGACAACATTTGAACAGATTAGATTATTAGCACAGGGCAACACAGAACTCACAGAGAGAGTTGATAAGGTTGAAGATAAGATAATCAGTATCGAAGAAGAGACTCCGCTTTACGGCTGTGAGATTGAAGAAGTGCAGAAACATGTTAGAAAGAAAGGAATTGAAGTACTTGGCGGAAAGGACAGCAATGCGTACAAAGACGGTGGTATTCGCGGTTCAGTATATTCTGATATATACAAGCAGTTAAAACGCGAATTCGGGTGCGTGGCGACATACAAGAGTATCAAAAGAAAATACTTGGCTGATGTACATGAATTCATTGACACCTATTTGTTGCCAATAGCACTTGCTGAAGTGGTACATGATACAAACATGTAGGAGAAGATATGAAAGAAAAGATAATTAACATATTCGCAACACTGGCAGGAATCTAAGAAAGTGCAGAACATGTACTTTTACTACAAGTAAGGAGTGTTTATGGAAGAAAGGATAAGAGAAGAGATGCTCAACTTGGGTATTCTATCCAATAAAAGAGGTTACATCTACATAATCGAAGCTGTTAAACGCTTTGGAAATTTCACATCAATGGAAAATATTTACAACAGTATTGCTAAGGCAATGAATAGATCGCCAGCATCTATTGAAACGTCAATTAGAACAGCAATTAAATCAGCTAACCATGATTTATCAGCATGGAAGAATTATGACTGCCTCACAACAAGAGGGGTTATAACAACGATGTATTACAGATGTAAGGAGAATGCCAATGAGTAACATAAAAAGAATTATTAAGCTGAACAGAAACAGACAGAGAGCGTTAAAAGAAAGAAACTTTGGAAAGTTCGCAAGATTCAGTTGCAAGCTACACGCAATTGAAGCCTATGACAAAGTACCAGTTGGAAGTTATGTATTTAAGTAAGGAGAAAAAAGATGGAAAATGCAGTTAATAACAATAATATCACATTAATAGGAGTAGTCGAGAAAGAAGCAGAATACTCACATGAAGTATTTGGTGAGGGATACTACATATTTATGCTCAAGTGTTTAAGAACAAGTGGCAACGAAGATGTGTTACCAGTGATAATATCAGATAGACTTACTGATATTAGAGAAATCAAAGTAGGACAGGCTGTCGCGGTTTTAGGACAGATAAGAAGCTTCAATAAGCATACTGACAATATGAAGAGCAAGCTGATTCTAACAGTTTTCGCAAGAGAATTTGAAGCGCTGACACAGGATTCAGAAGAATTACCATTTGAAGATAATACCAATATGGTTACACTTGACGCTTATATCTGTAAGCCGCCTATATACAGATGTACTCCAAAGGGCAGAGAGATTGCAGATATTTTAGTAGCAGTAAACAGACCATATGGCAAGTCAGATTACATACCATGTATAGCATGGGGAAGGAATGCAAGATTTGCAGGCGGACTTGAAACAGGGGAGCATATCCAGATTCAGGGTAGATTCCAGAGCCGTGAATACGCTAAGAAGATAAGCGACAATGAAGTTGAAACAAGAACCGCTTATGAAGTATCGGTAAGCAAGATTGATCATACAGAGGAGGGCGAAGTTGATGTGTAGTGATATTACAGTTAGAGAGTTAGCGGGTATGGCTCTTGATGAAGATATGATGTGTCAGATATGGTCAGCGTTGCGTGGAACAGTTTTTAACGGTTCGTTTGAAGAAGCTAAGAGTTCAGAGTATGCAGACATAATAGTTGATAACTTCCAGATTGAAGATGGTGTATTTGTTATGAATATTTAATAAGGAAAGGGTATTGTTTATGAAAATGTTTTTAAAAAGAGCGGTTTTAGAGAATTTTATGTGTTACGCAAGCAGAACAGTTGATTTTTACGACATAACAAAGATTATGGCTGAGAATGGCGTAGGTAAATCAACAATAGCCACGGCATATTTGTGGTGCTTGTTTAACTGTGATTATGAGTTAAAGGATAACCCGGTAGTCAGAAGAGAAGTTGGCGGAAAATCAGTTGATGATATGGACACAAGTGTTGAACTTGTACTTGATGTTGACGGAAAAGAAATCACTATGAAGAAAGTGCAGAAGCGTACTTACAGTAAGGACGGCAGTTCATACAAGGACGATAACAAGTATTTTGTCAATGATGTTCCTAAGACATTAAAGGACTTCAACGCATATCTTGATGTAGATATGAATGTATTTAAGATGTGCAGTAACATTAACGCATTTCTTAATCAGAAGCCTGCTGAAATGAGAGAATACTTATTTAGTCTTGTTGAGAATGTGACAGACCTTGATATAGCACGTTCTAAGGCTGAATTAGCAGAGTTAGCACCACTGTTAGAGAAATACACAACGGAAGAACTAACTGCTATGAACAAGGCTACAAAGACTAAAATTACTAAAGATTTACCTATTCTTGATGGACAGATTAAGGAAAAAGAAAGAGATATTCAGATTAAGCAGGGCATTAATACATCTGACCTTGAATTGCAGAAGAACAGCCTTAAAGAGCAGATTGCTGATTGCGTGGCAAAACAGACTGATAACGACAAGCTGTTAGCTGAATACGATAAGGCTAGTGCTGATATTCTTGATTTGAAGTTTAAGCAGAGTGATATGGTCCGTAAAGCTAACGAGGACAATATCAAGGTCAGGCGAGAAGCAGAAATAAGAATAGAAAATCTCAATGATGTTATAGAGAACTGTAAGAAAGATATTAAAACAGTAGAAAAAGTTATTGCTTTTAACAATGGAATGGTTACAGGATTGCAAGCAAAACTTGAAGCAATAAGGGTAGAATGGAGCACAGAGAAACAGCGAGAATTTGACGAGAACAGCCTTATTTGTCCTTATTGCAGACAGGAATATTCGGAGGATAAGAAAGAGGAATTAAGGGTTGATTTTAAGACGCACAAAGAAGCTGAACTTAATCGCATTACTGACAAGGGAAATGCAACCAAGGAAGAGCTTGATATTACTAAAGATAAACTTGCAGAAGATGTAAAGAAATCAACCGAATACCGGGAACATTTAGACACATATTCTCACGATATGTTTATTCTTGAAAAGCAGTTATCCGAACTTCCACAGGAAATTGATGTGACAGCAACAGAAGAGTACAAGGCACTTGAACAGCAGATAGCTGAAAAGGAACAGGCTATGCACAAGGCTAATGACATATCGACAGTTAAGGCTGAATTAAAGGCGCAGGAAACAGCCTTAAGGCAGCAGTTAGCAGAATGTGAAAGCCAGATTGCAAAGTCTGATACGGCAGCAGATGAACAGCGGCTTGAAGAATTAAGGGTAGAACAGCGTACACAGGAACAGAATAAGACCAATGCTGAAAAAATCCTTGATTTGCTTGATGAACTGGATAAGGCGAAGAATGAAACATTGTCTGACAGCATTAACAGTCATTTCTCACTTGTTAAGTGGAAGCTGTTTGAACTGAACAAGTCTGGCGGTTACAAGTCGGTTTGCATACCTACAGTTAATGGAAAGTCAATTCTTACAACTATGAGTAACAAGGGCAACAGAATTTTAGGCAGAGTTGATATTTGTAACTCTATCCAGAAGATTAGCGGTATGTCCGTGCCTATTATCTTAGATGATAGTGAGAGCCTTGACAGTACTAATCAGAAGAAAGTTGCTGATATGGTTGATAGTCAGTTGATTATGCTGATTGTCAATGATAGCGAGAAATTAGAGATTGTGGAGGGATGATATGAAACTTTATTTTTATAAAACAAATGCCGTCTCTGGCATTACAGTAGAGGTTTGCGATGCAATAGAAAAGCCTAAGACTTATTGCAAGGAGATTGGCGTTTTCCCGACTTATCTTAACAGAGTAAGAAAGGATGATATAGGCAAGCTCAAGGATTGGTGCGTGGTGCTTACAGAACCTAACTTTGAGTATGCTAAGAGTAAGTTTAAGGAAAAAGCAGAACAAAGTGTTGAATATGCAAAGAAAGACCTTGAAACTAGAGAGAGTTTCTTAAAAGCAATCATTGAAAGTGAGGAATAATTATGGCATATAAAGCATTTAACCCAGATTTTACTTGCAAAGGTAAGCAGTACGAAGAGAACACAACATATGAAGAAAATGGAAATGAGATATGCGAAGCTGGTGTTATGCATTATTGTGAAAATCCATTTGATGTACTGGACTATTACCCTCTTGTGAATGAGAATGGCGAGATTTCAGAATTTGCAGAAGTTGAGCCGCTAGGAAAAGTTTTTAAAAGAGAAAACAAATGTGCAACTAATAAGCTTCACATTAAAGCCAAGTTGGGCTTAAAAGGTTTTATTAAGGCTTGCATAGATTTTACTCTGGAGAAAACGAAGATTGAGGAAATTGAAGATGGCATAGAAAATGACAATGGCAATAATTCCGCACAGATAGGTTCAAGCGGAGATTGCGCACAGATAGGTTCAAGTGGAAATTACGCAAAGATAGGTTCAAGCGGAAATTACGCAAAGATAGGTTCAAGCGGAAATTAC